AGTTAATAGTTGCTGGTGTTGTTGATAATGTGTATGCAACAGTTGAACCATCACCTGTGAATGTATCAACAGTAGAAGTTAATACGGCATCAGATGTGTTTGCTTTATTAAAGGCTGCTTGTGCTAATGTTGTTGCTGTATTAGCTTGAGTGAATGCAGCATTGGCTGTTTGTCTAGCAAATGTATCAGCACCACCAGCAGTGTTAGCTGCATTAAAGGCTGCTTGAACGTATGTTAGTCCAGCAATCTTTTCGTAAGTTGTTCCGTTGTTGGTAAATTCCCAAGCCGTATTGGCTTCAGACCATAATAGTTTTGTATTGGTAGAAGAACCACGATTGACTTCAATACCAGCACTTAAAGAAGGTGCACCAGTTACATTTGAATTCAATGTAATGATGTTATCTTTGACAGTTAAGTTTTCTGTGTTTGCATATACGGTGGCACCAGTAATTGTTAAGTTTCCTGTTACTACTGTATCACCAGTAATTGTACCACCAGATGATGAGAATTTTGTATTGGCTGTATTGAAAGCTGCCTGTGCCAGTACATTGGCTGAGTTTGCTTTATCAAAAGCGGCTTGTGTTTGTGTTTCTGCATTACCAATTCTAGTATTTTGTGTTACTTCAATACCAGCAAACAAAGAACTAAAGTTTGCTAAATCACTGGCTACAGTATTGGCTTTTGCAAAGGCCGAATTAGCATATTGATTGGCCGCATTAGCTTGTGCAAAGGCTGCGTTTGCTTGGCCGTAAGCTGAACCAGCTAAAGAGTTGGCTGCATTAGCTTGAGCATAAGCTGAATTAGCATATTGATTGGCCGCATTAGCTTGATCAAAAGCAGCTGCACCTGTGGCCGCTGAAGCGCCAGCAGATGTTTGTACCGAACCATCTGAGAATGTAATACCATTGGCACCAGTAACATAAATGCCACCTGTATATAAATTACCTGTGATGCCTACACCACCAGAAACGATTAACGTGCCTGATACATTTGATGTGGAGATTTGTCCTGAAGATAAAACTAATTGGCCGATAGTAGCGGAGTTAATTGAACCGTTTCTTTTCCAAGCACCAAGCGCAGCATTCCATTGATAAACAATGCCGTTTACTAGAGCGGTTTGATTATTTGCCGGTGAGGTTGGAAATGCCATGTAATATTCCTAGGTTATCTTATATTTATTCTGTTGGTGGAACAAATTCTACCCAAGATGTTGTATCTTCATCCCAAACAAACATTTTACCTTCTTCTACAGGCATTGGTGTTGGTGCATCCCACAGACAAGTATCTTCATTCAATACCCATGAATTGAATGGCTTTGGCGGAATAAATGCATCACGACCAGCATCGTATGCGTAACCAATACCAGCAAAGTTCTTTCTTAATGGAGTTCCACCATTAGCGTGAACACCACCGTGTGTGTTGTATGATGTTTGCACCCAAGATGCTGGGTCACCCCAATGTCCGGTGTTTAAAACATCTTGCTCAATAACAATAACTTGCGTTACTGTTCCATCTTCTACTTTTGCAAAATGACTCATTTTTTACTTCTCCTTTTTATTTAACCTAATATAGCCAGGCCAGCATATAGAGTGGATGTGGCTCGCAACCAAGTTGTTCCTGTTCCGACTTGAACGGGACTTGATCTACTAGTGGTTGAACCCAATCCTAACGGACTGGTGCCGCCACCTGCATTGCCCAATCCCCAAGACCATAATGTACCATTTGTTTTAGTTGCTAGTGTAAATTCATTATTTTTACCACAAAAAACTTCACGCCAAGTTGTATCGGTTCCTATCTGAACAGGACTGGAATAATTATTTGTGTTATTTGTACCTAATTGGCCTCGATTATTATTTCCCCATGCCCATAGTGTTCCATCGGTTTTGATTGCTAGAGCTCTATCACCACTCATAGAAACGTTTGACCAATTTGTTCCTGTTCCGACTTGTGTTGGACTGGACCTATGAGATGTAGTGTTATGACCAAGAGATAGTCCTGGAGCTCCCCAAGTCCACAATGTTCCATCAGTTTTAATTGCTGCACTATTTCGAGTTCCAGCGGAAACTTTTGACCAATTTGTTGATGATCCATTTTGCACAGGACTATCTGTTATTACATATGGGCTAGATTCATTTAATCCTAAAGCACCAGTATTACTTGGATTTCCATTTGTACCCCAAACCCACAAGGTACCATCGTTTTTAACTGCTAATGTGTGAGTATATCCACCGACAACCTCTGCCCAAGTTGTTAATGATCCTACTTGTGTTGGTACATAGGTAAAATAACCAGGTCCTCCATATCCTATACCTGATTGTCTATATGAATTATCACCCCAAGCCCATAATGTGCCGTTGTCTTTGATTGCAAATGAAGTATTGTATCCGGCTGAAACTTTATTCCAATTCGTAGCGCTTCCAATTTGTATAGGACTACCTACTGAAGTTATACTATTGTTACCCAATTGTCCGTTACCGTTAAATCCCCAAGCCCACAAAGTATAATCAGATTTTTTTGATATAGTATGATTGTGACCAGCAGAAATATTCATCCAAGTTGTTAGAGATCCAACTTGAACTGGACTTAAAACACCCCCACCTCCGGTACCTAAAACTCCGTATGTGTTATTACCCCATGTATACAAATAACCATAGTCTGGTGTTTGAGAGGTATCAGTAATTACAATTGGGCTTGCGGTATTTACTACTGGTGTACCATCTAATGAGCCAGTAAGAATTTGAATACCTAAAGTTTTAGTTCCATCTGTAGCATCATCCGCTGAAATTGTTACATTCCATACAGCACGATTATTTGTAACTGTAATAGAACCCGTATTACCGCCAACAATATCCGAATTGGTGGTGTTACCCGTGGTCTTCCAATACAATGTGGTACCATCGGCTGTGTTGGTTGTAGTTACTGTAAATTGTACCGTAGTGTTCGAGGTTTCATTTAATGGCATTTCTAATCCTTAACTTACATTAGATGTGATGGTGTATTGAACAAGAATATTGGACGATATCAGTATTGGTCCAGAAATATCAATCCAATTATTACTTACACCATCATATGAATACATATACAATGTTTCATCTGTTAAACTTAACCATAAATCACCAACAGTATTACCTGTAGGTGCTGTGTTACTTGATGTTGCTCGAGCACCAGAGTTTGCTCTGTTGAAAGCAGCTTGTGCTAAAGAATTTATGTTGGTAATATTTGTATTCTGTGTAACATCAACACCTTGAGTATAAATGGTGTTTGCAGAAACGGTGTTTGCTGTTGTTCTAGCATACGAATCTATGCCTGTTGCAGCTGTTGTTTGTGTGGTACCATCCGGGAATGCTACATTACCTTTAAAGTAGTCTGCATTAACATTAGCTTTAGCAAATGAAGCATGGTTAATATTAACATTGTTATTTGCAGTAATTTCAGGAGTATAACCTTTAAATACATACCATTCTTTTGTGTCAGGATCTCTTATGAATCCTGTGTGTGCATTGGTGCCATCATTGTAGTGACCACTAATACCAATGTCTAATAAATCGGATGTATAATTTCCTGTTCCTAATGTTATTAAAGAATCGATAACAGTAAATGAAGTTGTATTGATTGTTGTTGTTGTACCTAGTACAGTCAAGTTTCCTGTAACGGCTAAATCTTGTGATACATTTAATGATCCAGTGATTGTACCACCTGAAGATGACAACTTTGTATTGGCAGCATTAAAGGCTGCTTGTGCATTAGTTTCTACGGCTGTAAGTCTGGTGTTCTGTGCAACATCAACACCAGAGAGATATAATGTATTTGCTGAAGCAGTGTTTGCCTCTGAGTATGCAGCTTCACCAATTGATCCACGAATTTCAGCTTGAGCAGTCCACTTACGACCACCTGGAAATGTACTATCATAAATTAATACATCACCAGTATTACCTGTACCAAGATTTGGCTCAGCAGAACTTAGGTCTAAGTATTGATATCTATTAGCTGCAACGTTAGCTGCACTAGTTACAGGTACACGGCCACTAATTAATCTGGATTTGGTCGACATGTTTTATATTAAGCGTTAGCAGTTTCGAGATAAGATAATACCAATTGTGCTCTGTCGTTTGCACTAGCACTAATTGAGAATGAATCTCCAGTTTGTAATATTAATTTACCAGTTAACAGACTTGCAGCATCACTAACAGGTATGGTTGTATTTTTAATAAGTGATACTGAATTACCACTACGAACATGGTTAGCCGAAACAGTTACAGAATTAGTAGGATCAATATTTGAAACTTGTGTCAACAGAACAACAGTTGTTACACCAGCAGGTGTGGTATATACGGTTGTCGTTGACGTTGTAACGTTGGCTGTTGTTGTTTTAAATGTATTTAATGGAATTTGTGTTGCCATTTTATTAACCTTCTAGAGCGAGTATATAAGGAGTCATTTCAGCAAAAAGACTTTTCGAAAAGGTTCTTCCTGAAATCGTAGATGTTGACTGATTAATCGTTAAATCAGATACAACAAAATTACCACTTTGGTCTGTTGAAGTAGCAAACACAGCACCTTCATCAATTCCAATTATCTGTGCAGCCGAGTTAGCAATACCACCTAACTTAGGTAAAGCATTAATTGATGTACCAGCACCAACATATTCAAAAGTCTGGCCGGATGCTCTCAATTGACTTTGCTGATAAAATTTAACACCTGTTCCACTTGAGAATGAATTTGCAATTGAGTTTTGGAATGTTACTGTTGTATTACCACCACTTAATGTTGTTGCTTCAGTAACAGGATAATAACTTTCAGCTGCATCTCCATCTATTTTCATAATCAAACCTGTGTATGGAATAGTTGCTGTGATTCCCAAAGCACTATTCGCTACGACATTATTTAGGTCGATTGTAAAAGTTGCTTCAGCACTAGTCATTGACAAATTAGCTGTCATCGCCAACTTACCTTTACCGTTGGCAACTAAACCTTTGTTACCAAAGTTTACGTTACAGTTACCCATTGAAGCAGTACCACCTGATTCGGCTAAGAATGCCGTATCACAGAAAATACCATAAATGGAAACCAACTGTGTGTAACCATCATTCAATACATGTATCCCCGTACCACCAGAATTGACCTGAGTGAATTGTGCAGAGATAATACTCTTGTTGCCTGTCGCCAAATCTCCATCGATTTTGATGCCTGTTCCTGTCGTTGTGATTGACGAGCAATTATAAATGTATGGACTACCAGTAATGTATGTGGTATACCTAGAACTTGCAGCTGCAGGTGAATTTCTAAGTGGTATGCCTAAAGAATATACAGAAGTATTATTTGGTTGTGTTGACCAGTTTGCATCTACTGTGGCAACTTTTGTTGTGCCGTTGTAAGAAGAAACATTGGCTGATTGTCCTGATCCTGTTCCACCAGTAATAGTAACTTTCATACTCTTATAATGATCGGTGTAAGTCGATGCGCCAGAATTTAAAGTAATTGTATTTGCACCACCGGCTTGTGCTGTACCTGTTTCTAATGTAGTTGTTGGAAAAGAAACAGCGGCACCAGTATATTCTATAAATTTAAAACCAGTTACATAACTGTTATTGTTTACATAGAAAACATTATTAGAAGTTGTTGTTGGTTTAATAATACAAGTTCTTTCACCAGAACCTTGTACTTGAACATTCTGTGGAATAATAATTGGTGTAATTTCTGTATATGTTCCTGAATGAACTACAACAGAATCACCAGGTTGTGCCAGAGCTACAGCTGCACGAATGGTTGCCTTAGCGGCACTTGGTGTATCACCTTTAAAGTTATCGTTACCATTCATTGCCACATGCCAAGTGTTACCTGTTGGTGCAGAAGATATATCAATAATTTGACCATTGTTTAATTGAATAAACATTCTACCATCAATTAGATTGATAGATGGTTCACCTGGTTTTAAACTGTTAACTGCTGGTATTGTACCAGAAGCAGTATTAGAAAATGTTAATGATACATTAGAAATAGCACCAGCAGCAATTGTGTTTGCAAAATTATATGATGCCTGTGCTAACACATTGGCTGAATTGGCTTTATCAAATGCTAATTGACCAACTGTACCTGTGGCAGTATTGGCTGCATTAAAAGCCGCTTGAGCAAATGATTTAGTTGCAAGTGTTGTACCACCTAGAGTTACACCATCATGAACAACAACTGTTTTTTGGTCTGTATCAACCGTGAGTTCGGCCAAAGCACCAGTAAAAGATGCTGTCTGTGCCGTAGTACCTCTACGGATTTGAACTATAGTAGAATTGTTAGCTGCCATATTTTTTCCAACTTATATGTATATTTATAGTGTTCCGTAATCGAATAATATTGGACCCGGTGTTTGGGGTATCCAACCGTGGTCTATATATTGACCACCGGTTATCGTATAAGTTCCTGCTCCCGTGTTTGCTTGATCAAAAGCCGCTTGAGCCAAAACATTGGCTGAATTGGCTTTATCTCTGGCAAATTGATCGGTTGAATCGCCACCGCCGCTTGCTGTAGAATTAATTGTGATTCTTTTATTAAATGTGTCCGTAGATATGGTAATATTATTACCAGGAAGAATTGATAGTGTATCATACGGAGAAGTTGCTAATATCAGAGAAGAATTAGCATTGATTGTAGCAAAAGAATCGGTTGCTGGGCTAGTAGAAATACTAGCGATTGAACCATTTGAGGCTTTATAGAACAGTTTTCCATCAGCGTAGTTTAACGCCAACTCACCATACGATAGTGAAGGTGGTACGTTACCTGTTACACCTGATTTCTTTAACTGTACTGTTGTGTTTGCCATTTACCTTAAAAACTTCCGCCATCTTTGAGTGTATCTTCCGAATTACTAAAAACATCCAATGTTGGTGTTTCAGTAACTTCTTTTTTTACTTCCTCAACTTTTTTTCTTTTAGCAGGAGTTAATTGTAAATAGTCAATCTTATCATTTAGTTCTTTAATTTTTAATTCATACGAACTAGTTAAATCAGCAATAATTTTTTCATTATCAACACGAACATTATTTAATTCTTCCCGTGTTTTGTTTAACTCGGTTCTGAAAGTGTCTACATGTTGTACTTGATGTTTAACATTTTCATATTCAGCTTTCATTGTTTTTAACTGAGAAATCTCCTGATTCAATGTGTTGATTGTGTTTACATGGTCTTTGATACTATTTTCTAAATTTTGATAACGTTGATTATCAGAATCATTTTGCTGTTTTTTAGCAGATTCTAAATCTACTTTAAGAGCATTAATAGTACCATCTAAACCTTCAACCTTCTTAGTGTGTTCCTCAATTATTTCTTTGCTGATTCTGTCATTTGCTTGTAATGAAATGTTTCTTATCAAACAATCATTTAATGTAGTAATCAATCCCTCAATATAATAATTAACAAACTTTTCATTACCCATTTCAAACTCCCTATTATAAAAAAATTATATAGTATTACTTAGAATGTGCCTCCATCAAGAGCACTTGTCCAAACCGGAACACCAGCATTAGTAACAGTAAGAAGTTGATTACTAAATGTTTGATCAGAAGTACCAGCAGCTGCAGTTACTAATAGTCCGTCAGTAGAGTTACCATATACTAGACCGTTAGTAGTAAATGTTGAACGACCTGTACCGCCTTGGCCAATTGTTAGACCAGAGATTGCAGAGAACGTTGCAGCTGTTACACGACCATAAGCATCAACACTTAACGAAGATACTGTATTGTTAGCGGCACCAGAACCTGTTGCTGTGTATGTTGAGTTAGCAAGAGTTTGTAAAGCGCCTGAGCCATTACCAACAAGAATTGCACCATTTGTAAATGAACCTTGGCCTGTACCGCCTCTTTCAACACCCAATGTGCCAGCAGTAATCTGTGATGCATTAATTGCAATATCAGCACCAGTAGCAGCAGTTACACGACCATAATTGTCAACTGAAAGTGATGTGATTGTTTTAGCAGCAGCTAAAGAACCAGTTAATGTATAAGAAGCATTGGCAAGACTCTTTAACGAATCTGTACCATCTGCAACAACCATCTGACCAAACGTAAAGTCAGTTGATGCTACTACAGCATTATTTGCCTTATCGAAAGCAGCTTGTGCCTTGGTATCAGCATGAGTAATGTTGGTATTTTGTGTTGCATCTACGCCTTGTGTGTAGATAGTATTAGCATTTGCATTACTTGCTGTTGTTGATGTTGTATTGGCAAGGTTGTATAGACCTTGAATATGAGTATCTAAATTGATACCATTGTTAATAATGCCAGTAGATTTAACATATCCAACATTAACGTTTGCTGTGTTAAAGCTGGCGTTGGCTACATCGATACTATTACCAATTAATTCTGGAGTGTATCCATCAAATACATAGTATTCTTTTGTACCAGCATCACGGAAGAAACCAGTATGTCTTGCAACACTACTACCATCCGTGTAATGTCCAGCAAAACCAATGTCAACCGCATCAGAACTATTGTTCGAAGCTAAAATAATTAATGGGTCAACAACATTCAATGTAGCTGTATTAACTGTTGTATGCATACCTTGAACTGTTAAATTGCCAGCAATTGTTACAGAACCATCAATTGTTTGACTTGTGATTGCTGTATTGGAACGAACAACAGTTGTGTCAACATCTAATGTAATTGTGTTGGCTGTAATTGCCGATGTGATGCCAGCACCACCAACCACATATAGTGTTTCACCACCATCAATTTGAGTTGTACCGGAATCACCAGAAAGACCAAATGATGTGGAAATGGACTGCGTTGAAATGGCTGTAACACGTCCGTTAGCGGCAACAGTAACAACTGGAATGGCAGTAGAAGAACCGTATGAACCAGCACTTAGACCTGGAATGGCATTAAGTGAGGCATTTAATGTAACTGCACCTGTACCATCAAAGTTAACGCCGGTAGCAGAGATGTCGCCACCAGAAATAGAGAAACTTCTTGGTGTCTGTAGACGGACAGCAGCATTGGCAACACCGTCAATTGTACCAGAAATGAATCCTGTTACTGTGATGTTTGTAAAGGTTGAATTACCTGAAGCATCACGTTTAACGATTGTGTCTGGAGTTGCAGCCGAAGTTGCATTGTCGATTGCTTGAGTATAATAGACACCACCAACGTTGATGGCACCGTTACCAGCGGCAGTACCTAAGAAAAGAGTATTCGATAGATACGAATAACCTAACTCACCAGCTGCCAGGGAACTTGGTCTGGTTGTGCTTGACGAGCGTTTGATTAAAATATTTGTATTTGCCATTTGTTTTCCTTATTATTAGGCGTTAACCACTATTACTATTTAGAAATTTCCACCGTCTACGGTAGCTACATTTATATTACCTGCTGAATCTCTTAGAACTATTGTATTTGCTGCATTTTCGGTGGTTGTGAGACCACCAATTCTAATAATTTGACCAGTCCTATCACCAATATAAAGTGTATTGGCTATAAAAGAATAAGCCAACTCACCATCATTGAGAGTTGTTGGTCTCGTATTTGCATACGACCGAAGTATTTGTATTGATGTATTGGACACTTAGAATGTTCCTGCGTCTAGTCCAGCCACAGCGGCCGATACTGGTGCAACAATAAACGAATCGGTTGCAGCTCTATATACCAGAACTTCTCCGTCTGCAGCACCTCTAACATCAACATCAGTAGCACCTTTAATTGTACCTGAACCGCCATAATTAATCGAGCTAACTCTTGGATTAACTGTTGTACCTACTTGTACTCTTACTGTTCCTATGGTTTGATCTGGCATTTTTTACCTCGTAACTGATGGAGAAACATCTACAGAACCTTCCAATATTCTTGTAATTTGGCCATTATTTGTTCCAATAATTTTGGTATCATAAACATAACGACCTGGGGCAATATTTGCCGTTACTGCTGAAGATAAACTAAGAGTAATTGAACCTTGACCAGAATTGACACTCGTAGTAAACGTAGCCGTGGTGTTAGCGGAATAATGTGACTTACGAATTTGGCTCTGAGCCGTATAGTTTGTCAAATCAAAGACATCTCCATAGACATCATCAACGGTGATTGTCGTAGTGAAAGAAGTACCTTGTTCGATGTATAGATTTGAATAGGCTGCCGGCATCTTATTTTACTTATAGTTAACTATTATATTTAGGTTATACAAACGCTGGACCAGTAGCCCAAACTACTAAACTTTTTCTAATTCCTGAAGTAACTGGTGTTACTCTGTGTGTTTTAAAAGAAGGAAACATTGCTAAAAATCCTTTCTTTTTATCTACAGTCAATACTTCTCCTTGACTAGACAATATTTCTAAATTACCGCCCTCATATTCACTTGGGTCACTCAACTGTAATACCATTGATAACTTTCTTGGTGCATCTTGTCCGTGATCTGCGTGCCACCGATAATGACCACCTTCTTCTTGTTTACCATAATATGTTGTATATTGTATAGATTCATTGAATCCAGTAATATTAAATCGATAAAATTGTCCGTTCAACTGCCTTAATATCCAAGATAATTTATTAAATATCCATACATTCTTTTCACTGGGGTGTATCCAAGATATGTCACTTATTCGCACATCTTTTGGAGAAACCTCACCAGCATCTATCTTAGAATCTTCTTTCTCTAAAGAATCTCCTAGTTCTATTATCTTAGATATTTCTTCATCAGTAAACCCACCATTCCAAGTTACGAAATCTTGTTCTGTTATGCCAAAATTTGGTGACGGTGCAATCGCATATAACATAATAATCCACTTTCAAAAAAAATTAATTAACTGTTCTGTTCCAAGATACTGTAACTGATCCTGAATTTGTTCCTGTGCCTATTCCAATAGGATATATTCCTCTACGATTTACTGATACTGAATTATAAGACTTAGTTTCACCTGCATCACCTGTAGAACCTAACACTCCAAGTCCTGGATCTTTTCCGTCCCAAGTTGTTGGTGCTGGCGAAGCAGAACCCCCTAAAGTTGCACCTGTTCCTATATTTCCAGTAACACCGGTAGTTCCTGGATTGCCGGCCGAACCAGCATTTCCGTTACCACCAGCACCACCAGATGTTGCATTTCCATTTGCACCAGCATTTCCTACTGAACCGGCACCACCCGTTGCACCTGGACTTCCTACAGGTGACATGCCTGTATAATCATTAGTGAGATATGGTGTGAAAGAAAAGTTTGCTGTTCCTGAAGCGCCACCTAATCCAAAACCAGAATTGTTAGAATTACCAGCACGACCAGCAGTAGCATTTCCTGTTCCTGAATTATATCTTGCATTATTAAACCAAGAAACATGATTCATCTGACTTGATGCTGGATTAAAAAATCCAGGATTATTTCCTAAAGGCGAACAAAATTGAGAATTTTCTGCGCCCCAATATAGAGCGGCTGCACCACCACCGCCACCACCGCCTCCACCACCTTGACTTCCAGCCGTTCCTGGATTTCCTACGCCAGCGTTGCCAGCTAAACCTCCATTGCCATTAGCTCCTGGATTTCCAGAATTTCCTGTTGCACCTTGATTTCCTGGATTTCCAATTAATCCAGCAGCACCGCCAGCTGTTCCTGGTCCTGCTAATCCTCCAGGACTTCCTGCGCCACCTAATCCTCCAGCGCCACCATTCCATGTATAATTATTTACTGTGTCAAAATATGTTAAATTTCCTGGTGTACCAGTTGCGCCAGTATTTCCTGGTGTTCCTGATGAACCAAAGTTACCTGCATTACCTGGATTTCCTGCTGTACCGTCTTTACCAACCCATGTTGATGGCGCTGCACCGCCAGAACCTGCGGTAACAATTGCACTTCCTGGTGTACCTGCTGTGCCGGTACTTCCTGGAGTTCCTGGATTTCCTGGTGATCCTGACCCTCCAGTTGATCCACCATCACCACCATAACCACCCATAATAGGGGTGTAAATAGTGTTGCTGACCAAATTTGTAGTTCCAATTGCTGATTGAGGATATACAACATTTCCACTTCCTGATCCAATAGCCGTCATACCATAAGACCTTGGACTAAGGCTGCTGTGTACTGCTCCAAGTCCTCCAGTGCCTCCTCTACCACTTGCTGCATTACCACTAGGTCCCCTAGGAGCATTTACAGGTTGAACAACAAATCCACTAGTATTTGACCAAGAAACTCCACGATTTGTAAGTGAGGTAACTCCTCTTGAACCTCCAGGACCTCCAGCACCACCGTTACCACCAGCACCTGCAGTGCCAGCTGTACCTGGATTTCCTGCTGTACCAGCTGTTCCCGGATTACCTAATGCACCTGCATTACCGCCAACACCACCTGGACCACCAACGCCATTTGAACCTGGATTCCCAGCATTTCCTGGATTTCCAATAGTACCCGGTGTTCCTGTATTACCTCTTGCACCTTGAATACCTTGCGCACCAAATCCCGATAGGTTAACTTGTGTTATGCCTAAAGGGATTTGAAAATTTCCAGGACTATTGAAAGTTCTTGAACCAGAACTTACTACACCTTGTTTAAGTGTGCGAAAGGCAACAGGCATCTTACCTGCCTATTGCGTAAAGGTCTTTTAACTTGCTAGTAATTTCATCATATCCAACTAAAACTTTTCTTGGGTAATGTGAAATTGGCAAATCTTCAACAACTTCACAATAAACAATAAAGGGAAGCTTAGTGATAGCAGCTGGTTGGTCTGGAGTTACAAACCAAAGATTTACTGTATCAATAACTTCTTGACATTGGTTCTCATCGGTATAAAAGAGATGAACAAAGTTGATGTTGTTGTCATCCATCCACTTTTTAACCCGATAACAATCAGCTGCGTCAGCTGTTAAGCCAGCATACAAATGAATATCATCAATTTTGACAAAAGACATTTTTTTATTACTCCTTTTAATTAATTAAAAAACTACTAAAACTAAAATTGCTTTTTGGAATCTTGGAATCACGAAAAATTAATTTTGGGGCTCCGAGCGTCCAGACCTTTTTGTATTTTAGTAGGCGTTAGCCATAGCAAAAGCACCAAAATACGTTGATCCACCATTAAATGTAAAATAGGTCAAAACATCTGTTGCATTTGGACCTACAGATAATGCCGGAGCAATACCATCCGAGTATTTAGCCGTTGGCAAGGTTACAACTCTGCCACCCGTAACATCTTGTGTCAATATCAATGTAACAGAGAACAAGTTTCCTGAAGTCGGTGCACCAGTGAACGAAAGTGTTGTATTGGTACCCAAAGTTAAATTGAAAATGTTGGAATCTGCTAGATTTATTGCATATGTTGATGTGGTAACTGTTGCAGTATTTACATATTCTTTGTATGCTCGTAATTGAACACTTTGTAGAGCAGCCGCTGATGAATTAGCTGAATTAAAAGCAGCCTGTGCAAGAGTGGTAGCAACGTTAGCTTGTCCGTAACCAGATGTGGAAAATGTTTCAACTACGGTCAATCTTGTGTTCTGTGTAGCATTTGTCGTAACGGAAAGATTTGCTGTTTCAAAAGCAGCTTGAGCTAATATTGTAGCCGCATTGGCCTGAGCAAATGCCGGTTGAACTTGTGGAAATACGTTGTTAGCAGCTGCAAATGAGGCATTAGCATGAACAAAAGCTGCATTGGCATGTGTGTATGCCGAGAACGTAATATTATTAGTTGCGTTAGCCTGTGAGTATGCTGAGTGTGCATACTGATTAGCTGCATTGGCTTGTGAGTAACCAGAAGCAGCATAGGTATCTACAGCTGTAATTCTAGTGTTTTGCCATGTATCAACACCTTGAATAATAATGGTATTGGATTGTGCTGAATTGGCAGTAAGATATGCTGCATTGGCATGATTAAAGCCAGAATTTGCGTGCTGATAGGCACTTTGAGCATATCTTTCTGTATTTGCTACATACAATGTTAAAGTTACATTTGTTGTATTTGCAAACGCATATGCTCCATGAGCATAGTTATTAACAGTATTGGCATAATCATAAGAAGCATTTGCATGTACAAAGGCTGCATTTGTGGCATTGTAATTTGCTTGAGCATATCTTAATATGGTATTCGCAGCAAACGATGTTGCTACGTTAAATGTGTTGGTTGATAAAACAGAATTATCTACATGCTTTGTTGTAATAATCTGGTTATATGTTGTTGTATTAGAACTATTGACATCTCGTAAGTCCCAATACGAATTTGCATCATTCCAACGAATTTCAGCATTCATTGACGCTGGGCTCATACCAGAACGTCTATTAATCACCAAATAAGACGATTGACCGTCATTTGTTCCTGTATTTGCTCTGAGTGTAAATGTGTTGGAATCAGTAATTGTTACACCGTTAATTGTGAAGTTACCACCAACAGTTAAACCACCAGTAATCGATACAGTACCATCAACTGTACCACCACCAGCTGCAAATTTTGTATTTGCTAAATCAAAAGCTGCATTGGCGTGAGTGTAACTTCCGTTAGCATGATTGAAAGCAGCTTGTGCTAATACGTTGGCTGCGTTAGCTTTACTAAATCCTGTGTTTGCATGTAAGAATGCAGCATTTACATAAGCACTATTTAAAGTGTTAACATTAATTACAGAAGATGTTACTGTATTGGCAATAACACTATTGATGTTTGCAAAACCATTGATTGTTGCATTATTTGAAACTAATAATCCAGTACCAGTGCTATTTGCTGTTATTAAACCACTAAAAATTGATGGACCAGCATTTGTTAGTCCTAGTGTTGTGTTTGTAAAATATACTTGTTGGTCTACACGAAGGTTGTTTTGTATATAAGCAGAAGAACCTGTTCCTTGAACTTGTAATTGGCCAGCAATCACAGCCACATTGGCAACCTGTAAACCTAAACTTGGATCATTTAAATAAAGTGTTCCAGTAGGTTTAACATAATTGTTTGCTGCCAAATCATTATTTTCTTTTGCAAGATTATTGGTTACAGATACCCAATCTTCAAAAGTATTATTTAAATTTAATAAAAAAACTGTGTTAGCCATTTAAATTCCTATGTATTATTTTTCTAACATTGAAAATATTTTATTTAACATCTGTTTCATCTCACCAATGTCAGATTTTAAAGAATCAATATCTTTTTTCATTTCTTGTTTCTTTTTGTAATCCAATAGTGCAGCAGCATTAGTATTTAATATAGCTTTACTATCCATGTCTTTTACCAAATTGGCGTGTTCTTGAACTTTATATAATCTCATAGTTATGCCGTTGCGATTGCTCTAAAATTCTTAATTCTAGGAACTATTGCTGGATTGTCAGAATACATCACAATCTTAATAGCAAACACTTTAAAGTTTGTATATACTGAACCAGTAGAAACATCACTATATGTAATGTTTAGTGCCTGATAGGTATCTGTTGTATAATCACTTACTCCAGTAGACTCTAAACTTCCACCAACAGTAAATTTAGGATTCATCAATACATATGGTTGACTATCAAAACTGTTTTGGTCATTTGAGTTCAAAACTTTATAGTACACTTCAATCTTTGTTCCAGGTCTACGATTTACATCTAAAAATACTGTTAAACCAGATGAATCAAAGTTATTATTAAGTGTTACTCGTTTTGTTATATATTTAGCAATACTTCCATTGTTGCCAAAGCCAGGTAAAAGTTCTAATGCAGTATTTGATGATTCATTGACATAATTAGTAATATTATTTTTTACCAATATTGCATTGAGTCGTTCTAGATCAACAACAGGAGATGTCCATTTATCAACGTTTTCAATTGTTGAACGAATGATAATATTACCATTTGCTGAGTGAATTTGTCTTGTATTGAAAACGTTATTCTCATTTGCAAACACATTTACTTCACCAGATTGAACTGAAGTGCCTTTGTCAACAGTCAACATTTTATAACCAACAGAACCATAATTACTAAATGTTAAATCTTGAGTCATTAGATTTAATAAATCATATTCAATTGCTGGGTTTGAAGCTATTGAAGTTGTATCAAATGTTCCTCGACCTCCAGCAAAATCACATATATTTAATTTAAATGCTAATTGTTCATTTGGTGCGGCAACCCAAGTTGAAGCATTCTGTGACCTGAATAAAGATCCACTATATGTTACTTGTGAAACAATTCTATCGGTGCCAAATTGAGTTTCACCAACTTTAGAAGCATACACATTATAAAGTTTTGAATCGGTTGCCAACATTAATGAATATTGACCAGGTTTCAAATAGATTGGATTACTAAATGTAAATGTTGTTGGTAATCCAAGAGCTTGTTCTATCAAAGTTTGATCTGGTACAACAATATCGTTTGGATTCAAATAAACGACTGAATCAGGAATATCCGTTTCAGCATCAGGATATCCATTAACAGTTGGTCGAATACGAACACTAACAGGAGAAACAGGATCCTTTGTAGCAAAGTGTATATCTACAGATGAAATAAACACACCTCTTGGGAATTGAATTGGATTAACAAAGAAGTTTTGTGATAACGGATCAATTCCATCCAATGCACAATTACCAACTGAACCTTTTGCTGTAGAGTATTGTGATGAATTACTTGGGTCAGTAGCAAACTGGCCAGCTAAAGTTACTAATTCTTCTGGACCATATTGTGCAACAATATCTCGTATCTTTGCAACAGTATTTGTTTCCCAAGTCGCATCACCAGCTAAAGCCAACTGATATGCGTGCAAATAAACGGCTGCCATTTGCGTTCCTGTTGGTATAGATCCTGTAGCCGCATACAAAGCACCATATAAACCATCGTTTGCAGAACTGGTGCCTGTACCAAAACTGTCAGTAATACCGATTAATAAATCAGAATTTGCAGCCGTCACACCACTTGTTAACATTAGATTTTGTATTTGTGATGTTATTAATGCTTTACCTTCTACAAAACTTAATGAAGTATTGTTATAGGCATCAGCAACAAAAGCAGCAGCTGCAGTAACAGTTGATGATGTAGTTGCTTGATTATACATTGTGAAACTTGATTGAGTTCCAGTAAATGTATAACCATTTTGAGTTGTTGATGTTCCGGATAATGTGCCTCCAGTACCACCAGATGCACCTGTTAAATTCAGAACAGTTTGACCTGTTGTGCTGCCGGTTCGAACTGTTATACTTGCAGTGAAATCAGAAACACCAGGAATTGTGCTAACAATAGGAACAGTAAATGTTGTGTTCGAACCGGCAGCAGAATTCAAATATGCATAAATCGATGCACTACCACCATATATCTGTGTTGATGGTCTAATAGCAATACCATAAGTTCCTGGACCTGGTGTTGGTGCAGGAGGAGGTGGTGGTAACACCACAGCTGGCGGTGCCGGTGGAGTTGGCGGTGGCACCGGCTTAATTGGAGGCGGTGGTGGAGGTGGAATCTGTGGAGTTGTTACTGGAGGTCTTGTGCTAACAACATCTTCATTTGTATCCAATAATCCTTTTGCTGTGAATATTGCTTTAGCATATGTTTGTGATCTAGAAGGATTTAAGAAGTTGTCTGTAAATTCAACAGATAAAGCACCCGTTGGGAAATGAACCAATCGATCATTTGGTATCAATATTGTACCAGATGCTTCACCATGAATATTTGTTACAAGTTCTGCACCAGTAAACGAAGATTGTCTAATTCTCAAAACTGGAGCCACAGCATAAGATGATGTTGTTAAAGATACGTTTGCAGTAGTTAAATCATAACCACGGCCGTTTTGTAACATTCTAACATTCGTAATTGCACCGCCAGAAACGTTAGCTCGAGCAATTGCAGGAATTGTGTTAGCACCAGTAATCGATACAATAGAAAGGTCATTTCCATTAGTTAATCCTGATCCACCATTTACAATATCAATAAATGGAACACTTGATGTTGAAGTGTAAGTTGGAGTAACATATGCATCAATACAAACACCATTCATAAACACATGTAATAAAGTGTTTGGTGCCATACCATAAACAGTAAATTCAAATGGTTTACTTCTTGCGTAAGGAACAACTGCATTAGAAACTACTTTAGTTGTTCTGATTGATGAACGCACACCAGGCACAGACATCCAAGACATTGTTTGTCTAAATTTTACAGTACTAGGTGTTGTATAAGATGGTCGACCTGATTGAGCATCTCTTGCTGTAGTGATTACACTTTCTCTTTCTGCTAGTCTTGATAAAGTGGCTGATGATGTGCCAGACCAGTGTATGTCCCAATCTTCCCATGTCTGAGATTTTAATCCTACAATATCAACAAAATTTTCCCAGGCAGAAGTTTGTTGTGTTTTATATGTAACAATTGGTTGAGTTTTTGTATCATACCAAACATCACTTGAGGGGGTTAATTGAGCGTAACCAATAAAACGACTGAGCTCAAATGGATTAATATTAATAATTTGTGTTGCAACATTTTGAAATACCATAGGTACTTCATTATAAGAAAATGTTACAATATTATTTTTAAGGAACAAATAATTGTTTTGTTTTCCTGGTGTTAATTTAAAAGCACCTTGAGTGGAAACAGTAAAATAATCAGCCACATTTGATGTAAATGTAGGTCTTAAACATTTTTCGAATGTATCAATGGCACAAGCATAATCTGGATTTGCAGTATCACCAACAGTATGGCTAGTAAAACTATCAACTAAAAATCCATTTTTAAATAATATGTTTTCATTATTTTCATCCGTAATATCTGATCCCGTTACTTCTTTTTCCAATAATGATAATGAAGTGTAATATTCTAAATTACCAATTCTTTTATCCAAAACACCAATATCACGCATTGTATACCTTCTTAGATCGGAAGGTGTGATAATGACTGTATTGCTACTAAACGTATATGGAGGATATTCTAAAGTAAACAATGTCATTGTTCCTGGAATATCAGCTGGCACAACTGGATTAATGTAAGAGCTTACACCACGAATAGTTTTAAACACTCCTGTTGGATATAATACAATTTTATCTTTACGACCCAAATAATAATTATAATCGGTGTAAATATTCTCGTATGGTGCAGGTATTTGATATGTACTAAATGTTGAAACACCAACACCATCATCTCTGCGAGGTCTAAAATCAATTATATCTCGTAAATTATAATTTGATCCATACTGTGGAGATGTAAATGATGGAGTATCAGAATAATCAACAGGATAAGAATCTACTGTGAAGAAACCTGTACCACCAGAGTGTGTGAAATGATCAAATACAACAACAACGTTACCTTGAGCAGATCCAGTTAAATTTGTAATTGTACCGTGGTCGTAGAAAGCATCTTTTTGTCCATCGTTTAAGTAGTATTCATCGATGCTATTTGTGATTTGTGTCCAATATGCTGTTTGTGTTTCTGGATTTCGATTAATATTACTGGTAGTTAACGATACATAAACGTTACTATCATATACAACTGCACTATCGGAGTTGTAAGTGGTATATTCAGACCAGTTACCGAGATAAGTTGCTGTGTTACCTAATTCATATACACCTTTGAAATTATAAATGTCTGCCACACCTAAACTAACTGGTGTACCAATTGTATTTGCCGAAGCTAAAACTGCGGTATCGTACTGAATAACTTTATTCTTAATGGAATCACCCACCACGCTGATGGTAGCATAGATTGTAGCAGAACCATTAAATCCTCCACCAATGTTGATGGTCGCCTGTCCTGCTGAAACCCCAGAGTTGGAGATACTAATACTAACATTCGCCTGATCCATTGGTATAAATGTACCAGTCGCATAACTACCACTAGCAGAAGTGGTAACTACAGCAAAATTTAATTGACGTTGAGCTGCAGGAATTGAACCAGAACCACCAACAAAATCTTCATTGCTACCATTTGTGTTAATGGTATACGAACCATTTACAAACGTTGGAGCACTAAAGAATCTACGAGTTTCATAATTAATATTATTTACGTTTGCAATATTATTTTGCGGTAAAGCAAATATTAATGAATTGTAATTACTATCAACTAATGTATATGGTGAAATTGTGTTTGCTGAGAATGTGACGGATGTATAACTATTCGCTGCACCAGGAATAATCATTGAACGAACATTGGAAAATGGATTGCTGTTCAAACCAACATTAAACAAAAATGCTTTGTATTGTGAATTTTGTCCGGTATCACTAGAATAATCAAAGTTACGAATTCGAGCGGTACCAATTTTTGTTGCTGAAGTTGCTGCACCAAATGCGGCATTGTGTAGTTCAACTTGAACACCTTGTTGAAAGTTTATAATTGAACCATTTAAATTTTTAATCAAAGTATAATTTCCATAATAAGTGGAAATATTTTGATCGGTCAAACTTTCTGTATCTCTTGCCTTTTCTAATTCATATTGTGTTGGAGCAATTTTTTCAACACGAAATCCATTAATGTATGCTTTACCCGTTGAAATAGCTGCAGGCATCACATTGGCTTCATTAAAATAATCTTGTATTGATAGTGAAAATGGATTTACAAAGAAATCACCAGATTGATCGTAAATACCACGAGCAATCGATTTTTGTACTTCTGAAAATATTGGAGTGTCATTGATTGATTCAATAACTCCAGCATTAATTCGAACTAACTCAATAAACTTATTTGTTGTTAAATTAGTAACCTCTTGTGTGCTAGTGTATGGTTTGTAAACCAAAGTTAATGATATTTTATATCGATCAGCACCAGGAGCTTGATAATTGGAAGCACCAATCGCAGGATCTAATAGAGAAGAATCTGTAAACGTATCTACAATTTCATCTTCAACTTCAAAACCAACAACAACAGATGGAAAAGCATTTAATTGGTCAGGAATAATACTTGATGCCACATGGCGAACAAAATATCCACTAGTAAACCAAACACCATCATCAACAGAAACTTCCAATGCACGAACTGATGCTTTTTTGTATACTGTAACGGTAGCGTCAGTTAAATCTTGTGTTAATGGTGTATTGATGGTAATCGAATTGACACCGGTAATGGCTGTAACATAAGCGTTCAAATTAATTGATGTCATAACAATGTTGTCACCAACACTAATGCTAGCAGAAGAAACACTTAATGATTTAGATAAAAAAGTACCAGTTACAAAACGTGAAAAATTTGTTTCTGTAATTGCTGTGGCTGTATATGTTGGAGCAATGTCATAACCCATAACAGAGTTTAGAGCATCATTCTTTGAATCAAAAAATTTAATTGTTTCACCAGATGAAAATGCTTTATTGTTATTTGTGTTGATCGATTTAGTTCTGATATAAAGATTTATATCATCAACTGAAATAACTCTAGTTACAAATTTTGACGTAACACCAACAGCATAATAACCAACATAATTTAAAATATCTTCTGAAGTTGTGCCTGTTGTTAACTTACAGGTAATAATGTTTGTATCAACAAAAATGTTTCCGCCAGTAACTTTTGATCCATCAACATAGATGCCAGCACCAAACTTAGAAATTTGGTCTTGTAGTATTGTTTGAGCTTGAGTTAATTCTCTGGCTTGAACCGCAAATCCAGGTTTAAAAAGAATCCGATGGAAATTTTTAGTGTCATCGAAATCATCATAGTAAGGGTCAACGTTGAAATTTAAAGCCATTTTTTTCCTTTAGTAGCCTAATACAATCTTAAATTGTTCTATACCATCTTCACTTCTTGTTATTCCTGTTCTGTTCTCAATAAAAGTCATATATCCAGACTGTGGTACAAAGTTTGGTGTACTATATGTTAACAGAGTTCTAACGGTGCCTGATACTGATCCATGAACTGAATCATTATATGCTAATGTTCCTTCTGTATTTATTAGCTTTAATGTATTGGTTCCAGAGTCAAAACTCAAAACTGTTCCAATAAAATATGCGTCAGCCAGTGAAGTTCCTTGATAAACAATTTCATCATTAGTATATGCACCTTGGCCAGAGGCAACAACCAAGTCAGTAGTTGTTTTGTATATTTGACCATTTGCTGGATTTGGTGACAATTCTCGTGTCGTGGGGTTCACAATAATGCCCAATTGATGATAGTCAATATCAATGGGTATGTTGCCATTCTCACTAGCATTGAATTCCACAGCAACCATTACTTTAGTACAACCAAGTTCAGAAATAGGATCATAAGCATGGCCAGAAATTGGTGAAACTGGACAAATAGCTGTTGCATTTGAACCGATAGCCGAAACGATAGCCACATTGGCGTAAGTGTAGTTTGTACCCGGATTGGTAACAATAACATCAGCAATTTCATCACCATCAATCTCAGCAGTTGCAACCGCACCAGTTCCGTCACCAGTTATTACAACAGTAATGGCTGCATTTGACGGATCGTATCCCGAACCACGATTAGTAATATTGATGACTGGAATATCACCTGTTCCTGAATCACTATTTAAAGGATTTGGAATGGTTGTACCAACAGGTACAGGAATCCAGTTACTATCTAAGAATTTAACTCGCAGACCATCATCAATGGTATACATGTACTTCCATTTGTAATCATCCGAACCTCTAAAAATATTATCCGTACCATATGTTCCCGGTTCAAAGTAAGGTTCTACTGTTGATGGAGAATCGTTATTGTTCCATAAACATTTAAAAATCTGGTCATATCTATTTTTAACATAGAACTTATAATTAGCAAATCCATTTTCATCAACATCGAAAATATCAACGTCATCTTGATAGTAATCGTAGGTAATTCCTGAAGTCCAATCAACTCGTGGTATAACAGGACTAATATCGTTTGATGTTATCTTTTTGGCCACAAACATATTTTTAAATGTTCGTTTAATATATTTTACATCTTGTTGTGGTATTGGTGGATTATCTTCATCGTCCCAAGGATCAACTTTAGAAAGAAAACAATACATTGAGGTTAATACTGAAGATATATTAGGAGGAACAACAGCCACCGGTGAAAAGTAAAACTGCTCAACCGTAGTCTGTTTTGAAAAAGTTGTTAATAGTGTTTTATTGGCCATGATTTATTTATTAAGCGTGTTGGACTGTTACAAATGTATTTGCTAAATCACCATCAATACTGAAATATCTTAGGTATGCAGAACTTGTTGATGGCATTGTAAATGTTGTTGCATTTTCTGATGAATTAATTGATGAACAACCGTGTGTAATAGTTCTAGTTAATCCACTCGTATTGGTTAACCAAACTTCAACCACTTTACCAAACACAAAATTTGAAAGTGTAAATGTCAAGTCAGCTGCTAAGTTGGCTTTAATAATCACATCACTCGAAAAATCAATTGTAATGGCCGTTTGATTACCAACAGGTAATCTTGGTGTAAAGATAAATCCTTTTTCTGGTTCCACGACACCAGTAAAATAAACAGAATCGGCATTAAATGAAGCAATCTCATTAACAACATTTGAACCTGTTGGTGTATTCCAAAATCTTATTCTGGAACCACGATTTGTGTCTGAATGATTTTCGGTGGCCACAAAATCGATTCTTGCATCACCAAAGGGTGCATATCCTGTATCGCCATAAGAGTTACCAGCAATACGCAACAGAATATCATTGTTCTGTGTTGGTGCTGGTGTGTCTACTGTACCTCTGGCATTTCTACCAGCAATGATAGGGTATGCTGTATTTGAAGTGCCAAAAGAATCAATCAACACTCTAGCTGGTACATTTGCTTTATTGGTCAATTGCATTAGTGTGCCGGCTTGTGTTGGAGTTTGTGAACTTCCTGCGGCCGTGATTCTAAAGGCAGCTTCTGATGCTGAGAAATTTGAATTAGCTAAAACCAGTGTGCCGTTGGCAGTTAAATCACCAGATATGTTGAAATCACCAGCAGTAAACACACCAACAGTATTTGCAATTGCATTATTAGCAATATAATATGCACTATTAGCTAAAGCATAAGCCACATTGCCTTCATCAAAAGCCACATTAGCATGTTCGTAAGCATTGTTTGCGTGAATAAATGCTACATTTGCTTTCTCGTGCGCAGCATTTGCATGACCATAACTTGCTGTTGAATAAGAGAACGGAGCGGCCGCAGTAATTTGTGTGGTATTATCTGGGAATTTTATACTGCCATTCGTGTTGAATGTCCAAAGATTACTTGCAACATTGATATTAACTTTTCCGTAACCAGAATTACCGGTACCTGGAACTATATTAACGTCACCGCCATAACCACTAACTGCACCACCTGAACCTGTTGTAATATTGATAGAACCACTATTACCTGTACTGACTTCATCACCAGTTAAAAGTGAAAGGTTTTTAAAGTTGCCTGTACCTGTTTCAGTTCTAATTAATCCGTTTGCAGAAAAACTCAATCGATGAACAGCAGTAAGAATATTGGCTGTAATTGTTTGTGGGCTTGTTAAACTAAATCCAAACGTAGCATTGGCCACATTCGCCAAAGCATTATTGGCTTTTAAGAATGCTGCATCAAGGCGAGTTGTGAGTGATGTTTCTTGTATTGAGTTATCACCAAAAATAATATTATCAACATAAACGTTACCAGTAACAACAAGGTCATCATTAATATCTACTTGATTAAAGAAATTAAACTTGTTGGCATTAAAACGACCAACAATATTATTTGATTGTGTACCACCAGCAATTAAAACAACGTTTGCATTAGATGAAGCGGTACCAATAACTAAATTACCACGATAGTCGTTGTGTGATGGACCATGTGAGTAAACATAACCATCATAAGGTAACATAGAAGAATAAACTGGATCATTGAAACCTGGTCCATTAATACCCATATCAATATAGTTATTTGAACCACTACTATTGTTGGCTGATGCTACAAAATCACTGGAACCCACACCATCAAAGTTTTGTAGGTTAATTTGAATAAATTTACTACTAGTGTTGGTAAACTGTGCAACAACATTTTCTAATATAATTGGATTAGTACCAACGTTTAGTACATCTCTGGAATATAAACCACTTGCCAAAGTCCGAACTGAAATTTTACCAGTTAATCCTGAAACCAAATCTACACCAGCTATCAGAGTTTTCTCTGTGTTAGCATTCAACTGTGTTATAAAAGGTAGTTGTGATATTTTTACTGTTGACATTTATATTACCCTAATATGATTAATCGATCATCTTCCGTTATTAAAGATTGTCCATCTTCTGTTGTGAGTTCTGGATAGAACTGAATTCCAACAGGTCCAAATATTCGAATTGCTCTGGTTGATAAAGTTCTTTTGACAGACAATAAGACATTACTTGCATTTCCAGTCAAAGTACCAGACAATGTGATTACACCGGTTCCATAATTAACATTGGAAACTTGAATCGTATCATTGTTGGCATTGTTAATTCTTATGGTATCACCTGAGAATACGATATCTTCTAGTTTGTTTCTAGTATTACTATAATTTCCATTATTAACTATATCGTAAGAACCAGTCAAGGTTCGTATATTTATCGTGTTTGAATTGACATTTCCAGAAACATAGGCGACATTTGCATAAGTTAATAAAACATTATCTTTAAGGTAAACGGTATTTGATGTATAATCTACATGAATTACCTCGGAACGTACATTTGGACCATTTGATGGTGTCAATTCGACCACAGAATTTGACTTAACCGATAAATTATCACCGGTCGAGAATATGAATTCTGCAATGTTTGCACCAACCAAATCTGAGAACGTTATGATATTATTGCTTCGGTTATTAAAATCAGTAACTATAGTGGCTAAAGATGGTTCTCCAGTATAATTAGCAATTGGTCTACCTGTAAAGAGTAATGTTTCTTCTGTAACGGTAAAATTAGAATTTGCTCTTAGAGCATACCTACCCAAAACTTTCATTCCGGCTGGATGTAGAAGTCCTAATAGTGTTTCTCTGTATTTTGCTATCTCTTTTTCTACAGTAATTTGGTAGGTGTAATTGTTGAAGTTTTCACTTTGTAATACGTCAAAAGAACTTAACTGACCTTTTTTATCAAGATATTGTCCTTGACTAAAAACGAGACCATTTAAAAATCTTGTGTTTGCTCTTGCACGACCATTACCATATGTTTTAATACCACTTGAATTATAACCCGAATTATAAGCTACGTTAGCCATTCTCAAATTAATATTTTGATCTTCTGTGCCAACTTTAATATTTTGTTTTGTGTTTGCTGAACCAGAATAATTGAAGACTCTCAAATTATACAAAGTATTAGCAGGATTTGCATCTGGTGCTAAAAGTGAAATAGATTCAACTAATGCAGAATAAAAAGCAGTTGCAACGTTGCTTCCTTGATAAGCTACATCACCTTTTTGTGGAATATTTAAAATACTTACATTTGATACAGCAATGTCTTGGACTTTTAACGAAATGATTGGTGTTGAAACATAATCTTCACCATTACTGTTTAGTTTAATTTTAGACACAGCACCAATACTGGTTGTGTTAGCCTCAAATACTGCACCATCACCTAAAATACCAGAAACAGTTATCAAAGCATTGGCTGCATTTGCATTTGCTGATACAACACTTAAAGTTGGTAATGCAGTTAATCTATACCCAAGACCACCTTTTGGATAAAGTTGTTCACCATAAACATAAGCAACATTAGTGATGGCACCATTAGCAGCAACAGTAATCACATTGGCATATGCACCATAACCAGAACCACCCGAAAATACGATTCTGTCATTTGCTTGATAACCTCTACCAGCATTTTGAATTGTCATTGAAGCAAGAATACCTAAAAATTTTAAATCACTATAATTATTTGATGTAACAGGATCACTATTGTTTGTAAGATACAATGCTTTTGTCGTGATGTCTGGTGGTGAAGAAAAACCTCCGCCACCATTAGTAACTAAAACAGAAGAAATGGGGCTAACTGTAACTGTTTGAAAATCTAAAGAGTTGTATATTGTTGACTGTATATTTGTGGTATAACTTTTGAATCCATAATTTGGTACACCAATTTGAATTCCTGATTTGGTTGCAATAGCATTGTTTGCAATTAAAACTTGTGAAGCTTTAGTTGGATCTAAAGAAGCCACCGCAGCAGATGCACCACCAGTAGGTGTAATAGTAATAGGAGATTCTAAAGTGTAACCAAAACCACCATCAATAACATTGATTGATTGTATTGATCCTGTTGTTACAGTTTCTACTTCTGCATTGGCACCAACTGGAAATAAAACATCTTCATTCAGACCACCATAAACAACTACTGGATCACCTGGTTCATAAAATAAACCACGAGCATTTGGATTAATTATTATACTACTAATTTGACCAACAATCTTAGCTCTTAATGGTTGACCACCAAATAAAACATCTTGATTGTTTGCATCAACTACACGAACAAATTCTCCAGATTCAAATAATCTTTGAATGTTGGAAAGAAACACTTCAGTTTTGTTTCCTGCCACGACAGAATTTTCTATTGTGGCAATTGCTCTAGAAATTTCACCTAATAATCTATATTGTTTAATATTCAATAAATTATCATTAAGTGATGCAAGTTTAAGACTTTTTGCAACGTACCAACTACCAGCAGAAGCTCTTAATACAGATTCTTTTGTGTAATATACATCAAAATCAGAATTGTATAAAATCTTAAACAAGAATTTATAAGAAGCTGGAGTGCCTTTTGCTTGATAAAACTGTTTAGCATATTTTACTGCTCGAGCTTTATCAATTAATAAATCTTTTGGAAAGAAAGGTAAAAAATCATTGACAAAGTAATCAATGAATTCTGATGTTGTATTATCAATATCTGTGTAGTTTAATATATTTTTTGAACGATTTGTAACACCACCTTCTTGTTCCATCCATTCATAATATGCTTGTAGGAACAATACAAAATTAGCATATGCGGGATCGTCCCGAATATATGCAGGAAGTTGATACGGTATTAATAAAGAAGTTTTTGTGTTATCTGGAATCATTAAAAGTTTGTTCTAGGTATAACATTGACGGTGATAGCGTTTGCATCATATTCATCAATTGTAATAATTCTATTGTAAGATGAAGATATTGTTGAAACTGTTGGTGTTGCTGTGACTGTCAATAAACCAAATTCATTGTTTACACTAACGGGACTAAAAGCATCCAGAGTGATGACACCATTATCATATTCAATATTTCCAATGTTATCACTTAAAACAGTTTTAGCGTTGTTATTGTTGTTATAATATGTTCTTAGTGTACCATATTTGCCTTCCAAATTAACAACTAATGCCGCTAATTGGCCCGTAGTATCGCCTGGTTGAGGAGTTACTGCTGCAATTGCACTTGTGTAATTGTTACCGGTATTTGTAATTACAACATTCTTAATACTTCCACTAGCTAACACAGCGGTTGCTGTTGCACCAGATCCATCACCTAGAATATCAATTTTTGGTGCATACTGATAACCATAACCAGGATTAATAACAGAAATCGATTCGACACCATATGTGGCCACAGGAACTTCATCAATGTACACATTATTGATTGTTCTTTGTGGATTTGCTGGGTCAATATATTGTAACGTTGGTGAACTGCTTGTACCGGATTGAAACAAACCTCTTTGTAAAGGAACATTATAATATAATTTATATGTTGTTGGTGTTGAAAGGCTTGGATAAAATTTCTTTTGTAGTTTTATTTTATAATCACTGGTAATTACTGCATTATTAAAAGATTGAATGGTTGTCAATAATTCATAACTACTAAAAGTTGAGTTAAATGTGTTAAGTGTCCTTCTACCAAATGCCGCTATGGCATTTCTTACACCATTTTGCATCTCTGAAGCAGACAATGATGTTTTTGTTGGATCATAATAAACATTGACATCCAATTTGATGTATGTGTAATCAGGATCAACAATTGTAGGCGTAACAGTCAACACACTAATAGGTTTAATAACATCGTCTGCAATCTTTTGTTTTTGAACTTGAGTTAAACTGTAACCACCTGTTGGTTTCAAAGAAATAAACACTTGGCCGTAAACTGGTGGATCGTTTTCTTCTCCGCCCCAAACATTGACCGCATCAAAAGAAAAACCTAAACTATTTTGTTGAATTGCTGAAATATAATCATTCTTAGAAACCGCTCTGTTTTGTGCAGAATACGATTTAACAGATTGATATTTGATTGATTCTATAGTTTCTTTAGATGATCCTTGAGAAGCTTTTACTCTCGGTTGAATTGAAACTGATGTGTAACCAAGAACACGATCCATTAATAAGAAGTTGTTTGCACCTGTGGCTCTGTTACCATCTGTAGCAATATAAGATACTGTAACAATGTTACCATCACTCAGCTCTTTTCCTAAAATGTCATCACCAAAAGAAATTTCATAGTTTCCATTGTTTAACTCTTGTAAAAAATAAACTTTAGATTCTTTATCGAGTGTCAAATAATTTTCAGCTGATTGATAAACATCATAAGAAGTATTACCACTACTCTGTTGAACCATAACTTTTAATGTTGTAGTGTCAATCAAAGTGTTTGTTAATTCAAATTTTTTCTTTGGATTGGTAGTTCTGTTGACTGTATATCGGTGTGTAATAGGCGTACCTTGTTTCAATTCAACATTTGTAAAAGACGCAGTGTTGCTTGATACCGCCACAGTAGATGCATCGGTCGTTACAAAATTATAGTTTACACCATTAATTGCCTCAGACAAAAAGTTGGTAAATTTTGGTAAAGTAAAAGAACTATTTGCAACACCATTAAAATTTATATTAACAAATGCTGCGGGTGCTACGGAAGACCTTGGCACATAGTTTAACAGTTTGGCGTGAGAAACAACGGAACCTCTCTGTAGTGCACTATCCAAGAACATTTCATTGGCCACCATATTCAAATAGAATGAATTGTAGTGTGTATTATAGGCTAATATGTCCAACAAGACGGACATTGTTGAACCCTCAAAATTATAGTCTTTGAGTGTATCTTGTGATTGAAGAAACTGTATAAAGTTTCTTTTAATATTACTGAAATCTAAATCAGCAATTTGTATATTAGAATTGGCTGTTGCCATTATCTTGACCTTTCAAGAAGTAGATTAACTGCAGTCGGCAAAGTATTGTTTCCTATAAGAAAAGTTAAAGTAACTTTAAAAGCATTTCTATCCGGTGAAGGATCCACAACAATGTCTTGTATAGTAACCCTCGGTTCAAAATTATTAATCACGTTTCTAATTTCTGCTTTGATTAATCCAGCAGTTAAAACTGTGATTGGTTCAAATAATAATGTATCGATGTTTGAACCTAAAGTAGGTTGAAACAATCTTTCATAAAAATTAGTCAATAACAAATTTCTAACCGAACGAATGACTGCTTGCTCATCAAAACTTAAAGCTACGTCATTGGACACGGGTAGCCTTCTGAAAGTCAGATCCAAGTCAGAATATAGTTTTTTAATTGTTGCCATTTAATATTTATGTCGTTAAAATTGATTAAAATATTCAAAATATGAAGGTGGAGGAACAACTACAGGAGGTTCTGTGACAGGTATTACAACATTATTATTTGCAATATCGGTTTTAATCGTTTCTGTGCCTATGTAATTGTCAATTAAATATGACTGAGTTGAGCCTATATTGTTTAAATTGTCTATTTTAAAGTAATCATTTAAAAGGCTTACTGAGTTTCCATAAAAAGTCCAATCATGTGACCATCTGGTATAAAGAAAACCATTTAAATTATCAACCACATTTTTAATAGATGTGATTGCCGAAGATGATAAGTTTGTGGTGTTGCTGCTTACAGAATTAATATAAATCTGGCAATTACTGCCTAACGATACATTATTTGCATTTAGTTCTGGTTCTATAAAAATACTTGTAAATGATCCCATAGCAGGTAAACTATTGGCCATACCATCAGTTTTATTTAATATTGTTAATAACATTTGACCGGTGTCTATGGCTGTTGAATAACAAGGAATAGTATTAGAAGCAGTTGTTTCAGCAACACCAGAAACGTTATCTGTATGAGATTTAAATCTATCAATTTGAATCATACAATTAAATGAAGAATTTAATAAAGCTAAAGAATCACTATCAATTACAGATAATGTTGATATGGATGTTATTAAATTTGAAAGATTGGCACCAAAATTATCACAAACATTGGCGACAGGATTAATAAAATATTTTGTTGTGATTACATTGTTATTCGCCAAATCATTAAGTTGCCAATCTGATAACTCAATATCTGTTGCTGCGTCTGAAATAGTATTTACAGATTCTTCAGACAAAGTTGTGCCGGCACCAAATTTGGTTTGATCAAAATTAAATTGTAATCTATCAAATAGTGATGTCATTTATTATGGCATTCTTTGATTAGGTGGAGAAGTTGCGCCTTTTGGTGCACTGTGGTTATGGCCATTGAATTTTGCTCGAGTTGTTTGCATTGATCCTTGAGAATCTTTTACTACACCACCTTGAACAGTATTTGTTCCTGTTACCATTGGTGATAATACTGAATCGTTGGCAACAACTTTACCTGCAGGATTTTCATAGCCAGGTACTGTGAATCCAACATTCACACCGCCAATTGAATCTATTCCGCCTTGTGAGAATACTTTGTAACCACAAGTCAAGTTTGTTGTTGCATTAACAGAACCACCACTGGTTATACTACCTGATACAGCCAAATCTCCTTTGATTGTCAGAGCATTTTCACAAGAGAATGTTATATCTCCATTTTCACCCCCAGCGTCTATATTAATTTCTTTTGCAGCAACTATATCAATGTTACCATCCGAATTAATTTTAACATCACCAGCAACCTGTGAATATAATTTACCATCAATTTGTGAATAACAATCACCAACAACATGAAGTTTAGAATCACCATAAATTTCTATGTTACAAGTACCTTTGACAACAATATTTCTGTCCCTCATATAAACAGAGAAACCATCTCCCAAAACAATGTGTTCTGTGGAACCGTCAGGTAACATTTCATAAAATGTTCCTGTTCTATGTTGAGTTCGAATTCTCTCGTTCTCTGGTGTATCGTCCATCATTTGTATGTGACCAGATTCCGTTTGTGTCATATTCACATACGGATATTTTCCTGGTCTTACATCATGCTGTGTATACCAAATACTAGTGTTATTCGCTTGTTCTGCCATGACTTACCTTATAGTATTTTTTTAGCTTTTTTCTTACTCGTTGGTCCCGAGCCAGAAAATGTAGAGGCTAATAAAGCAACACTTGTTCCTAATAATAAAGCACTACTAGCTACTGAAGCAGCACTAGTTAATGTTTGTTTTGTTTGTTTCAATAAACCACCAAGTTCAGAACCAGAACTTTTGTTTGAACCACTACCACCAATTTTACTAACAGAAGCTGAAGCGGCTGCTTTGCCTGCTGAAATCAGTTTAGCTAATATTTTGGCCATCAAAAGAACAATAGTAACAGGTAACGCTTTAATAAAAGCTATGATTTGATTAATTTTCATGGCAACTGTTGCCAACATTTTAAAGAAGTTATCAATCGTTTTTAACAGTTTATTTATTAGTTTTAATTTGGCTCGAACCCATTTAATTGCTTCACTTAATTGTGTGTTGATGGCACCGCTTTTTGATTCATTTAACTGTTTACTTTCGGTGCTGTCCCTTTTAGTTCGAACTGTGTTTCTTACCGCTGTGTGTTGAGTTCTTACATATTGTGGTAATGTAACTTTAGGATCATCAATAGACATCGTATGATAGTTTGTAAAAGAAACTACTGTGCCGTTTCTATGACCTCTGGACAATTCCGGTGTTGTCGGCCGACCAGGAACATCCAAACGATCACCAACCCATAAAGGCTTTGGTGGATTAGTTTCCACAACACTATTGTATTTACTCTCATCATATTCAATTTCTGCTAATACTGGCATTTTATCTCCTTTTATTCTTCTGGTTCTTCAGGTGTATCTGTTGGCTCTGCATTATAAGAATCTGTAACTTCATTTGGATCTGAACCTTCTAATTCTTCTGGATCACTATATTGGTCTTTTTCTGTATCAGTCATATCTGGATCTTCTGACTGTTCAAACTTGTAACTATCTGGATCTTGCCAAGTTCCAGGCATAACACCTAACATACAAGGAAATTGGCCACTTTCTCCGTCCATAAAGAATCCTAATATCCAATCGCCTAACATTGGTGCCGAAAAATGTTTTGAGTGATTGATTGGATATACAGCTTGAGCCCAAGGCAATTCTTTTGTTGGTATTTCTTTACCATACCAACCAAATATTCTAACTTGACAACGACCCAAACCCAATGGATCTACTCGGTTTTCTACTGCACCAACCCACCAAACAAAACCATTTAATCCAGCAAAGTTATTAACCGCTTTTGTCATTTCATCCTCATTCCAAAGTACCTGTAGCAGAAGCATACTTTGTAGGTACACTATCTTTTGCCAATTCTAATACAGTTTTATATTCATTCATTGTAATCATATGTCTTACTGCTGTAATTAAGTATTTGCCAGAATAATATGCATCAGGTGTTTTTGATTCTGGTGTCAAAGATAATAAAGAAAAATTCAAAGTTTGACCAACAGTCAATGCAGGATCTCCAGGCACAGATATTTTTATTCTGATATAGTTTGTTAATGATAGTTGTGCTGTTCTATATGGTATAAAAGTTTCAGCAAAAATATCAGCACCAACAGCTGGCGAATCTACTGTGCCACCTTCAACTTCTTCATCTTCAGGATCACGTCCTTCTTTTTCTATATATTCTACAATTTTTTGATTAAAATTAGAAAATGCTAATTTATATACAGCTTTTGAAGTATCTGTTAATTTGTCACCATATATGTTTGAATAATCATTTATAATTGGTGATCTATTTAAAGATTTTGATTTTTTTTCATAAGCCATATAATCAAACTCTGTAGTTTTTAATCGTCTAGTTAAAACATCAATAGACAACAAATGATTTGCAAACACACCAGAGTTTATACCATGTAATGTATCAAACGAATTTAATATTTCATATGTTGTAACGTTGTAAACATTACTGTGCATGTTCTTTTCATCAGTATTTTTTGGATTGTAACTATAATTATAATATGGTGGTTGAGTCATTAACTTTTGTAATGACTTAAAGTTGAATCCATGTTTGTTTTCAAAAAATACCATGTCAGCACCAGGAACACCTGCAGATGGTCGAGCATAATTTGACATCCAATTGATTGCATCAAATGGTTTTAAAGTAGGCACAACAAAATCATACACACCATACGTTTCATCTATCTCCATTTTATCATCAGATATGCCTAATTCATAACTAAGTATATCATACACATTATCTGATATGGTAGATTGTGGATAAGATTTACATATTTTATACTGTTCAGACATTAACATTTCTTCAGAACAAAAATACAAACAATATGACTCGGTGTACATATTGTTTTCTAATTTTCTCTTATCAACTTTATATACTCTAAATGTTTTATCAACCTCAGATTGGCCATTAACTTTAGCAAAAGTCATTTTTAAAAATTCAGTACCATTCATACTGAGTAATTCAATGTATCCCATAGAATCAGCAACCATTACATAACCTGATGCCGTGTTGTTGAATATATCTTCATGGTATGACAGTTCAACCATGATGTTTTTCAAATCCATATTTTGTACGGAATTGACCAACAATAAATTGACTAGAGCATAGTCCTTAGGATATAGAATACCTGCCATGGTTTACCGACTCATCAATTGTTTAAATTGGTTTTCTATTTGTGGTGCGTAGATGTTATTAATTAAATATATGTTTCTTTTTCTTTCATTCAATTCTACTTCATAATCATAGATACTCAAAGCTTTTATAGCAATACTTCTTTGTACAACTGCACCGTTTGGAAAGTTCTGTGTTATTGTTTCTGGTATAGTTGAATTGTATTCTGATTCATCAATAATCATAGTTCGTTGACTCTTACCACCCTCACTATTGTTCGTACCAAATATTTTTTGATGATACTTTACAGTTTGTTGTGCATATGATATAACACTTGATACATTGGCTGTGTTGGCTGCATCTGCATACTTATCTTGAATGTATATTTTTAATTGTTGTGAGGTCAAAGGCCATTGCCATTGTGGATCTATTATCTGATTAGCATATAATACTAACCAATGTCTATTAACATCACCATAATATTTGCTTGCAACAATTTCTGGTGTATCACCTTCTTGTATATCATATGAATAAAACAATAAAGGATTAGTCAACAAAGATGGAATAATTGCTGTTCTTGCCATCAAGTTGGTTGCCAATACAGCATTGTTTTTATAATCTGTGGTGGCTATTTTAGGAAAGTTTTGAAAATATAACATTATCTTAAACCTCCTTCAACACCATAATAACCTTTTTGTATTTTGCCTTTATCTAATATCTCTGTTTCTTTGAATGTCATTGTGAGTGTCGATTGAACTGGTGCACCATCATCATACGAAGCCCAACCATTTGGTGCAAAATTAACATCGATGTCGGATAAAACACAACTACCATATTTTGGTAAAAATGGATTTTCTTTACCATCAATCATGAATTCAACATTAAAGATTGAAGGTGGTACCAAATACATTGAGTCGGAAGAAACTTCTTTAGCAGATATTAATGTTGGTGCAAAATGATATTTGAATAAATTTATAATATAGTTTACTTCATTTGCTTCACCTTGAGAGTTTGGTGTGAACACAAATGATAACTGAAAATTTCTTAAACCAATACCACGATAAATCATTTGTAACTGTGGATTAATGGCATAACCTTGACCTTTTAACAACACATCTTCTAATGCTCCTCCATTTACACCAAAGCCTGCTTTATTAGCTAAAGCAGCGCCACCCCGTGTAATTAAAGATATGGCGGCTGGATCTGTGCCTGCTATATTACCGGCTTGTTTTAGTGCTGATCCAACACCACCAAGACCTCCGCCACCAGATTTATACGATTCTACAATGGACTTTGCTGGCCCAGCCAACTGGTCAATTGTTCTGAGTGTGTTTATTCCCGAACCCAAATCTGTGAGTTTTAATTCATCATACGAAGCATTGTATTGTGCATTGAGTGTATCTGGCATATACAATGAAACAAAAGCCTTTGGCTGAGTTCTTGTTGGTGATATTTTTAAACCTTTCGATATTGTGGCACCAAAATCACCTAAAAATCCACCCGAACCAGAATCTTCAGATAACTCAAACAATCCTGTGCTCGATTCTGTCCAGGAGCTTTCATCACCAGACATAGAACCAGCTTCTTGAGCTATACCACCAAATCCAGGTAAACCAACAGAATCACCCTCAATTAAATTTTCATTAAGTGGTACTTGGCCACCACCACTATAACTTGCAGGTATAATTTCTGATATCGAAAATTGAACGTAGTGGGATTTTGATGGACTGGTTGCTAAATCTGAAGGATATTTGTATGTTTTAACTCCAAGACCGCCGTATAATAAAGCTAGTGGACTATTTGGGTTAAATAGACCTGATGGTATCGATACACCAGCTACGGATGTTGGAATGGATAAGATAGCCATTGATTCCTCTAAAAAAGTTATACATAGTATTTATGGCATATTCTGGACGATTTACACCTAAAAACCCTCAAAAGTATGTTGGGGATGCAAATAACATCATTTACCGGTCCTCATGGGAATGTAAGGTAATGTCTTGGCTCGACAGAAACGATAACATTGTTTCTTGGGCTTCTGAAGAATTGATTATTCCTTATATATCTCCCGTAGACGGAAAAAGGCACCGATACTTTCCTGATTTTTTGGTTAAAATCAAAACGAGAGATGGTCTCTTAAAAACTATGATACTAGAAGTTAAACCTAAAAAACAAACTCAACGACCAGAACATAGAAAAAGAGTCACGAAACAGTATATCAACGAGGTGACCACTTGGGGGGTCAATCAAGCTAAATGGAAGGCGGCTACCGAGTTTTGTTTGGATCGTGGTTGGGAGTTCAAATTACTGACTGAAGATCATCTGGGAATCAACTAAATAATCAAATGGTATCTAAACTTACAACACTAGCAAATCAAAAGTCATCTGCTGAAATTCAAACGATGTCGAAAGACTCTTTGAAATGGATGAAATCAAAGATTTCGGATTTAGTAAATCCAGCAAATGTTCGAGCAGCTATTAACCGTGAAGAATTTAGACAAAAGAATACCTTTGGTTTAGGTGGATTATATTGTTTTTATTATAATCCAATTGGTAAAAAAGATTTACCTTATTATGATAAATTTCCTTTGGTATTGGTATTGGAGAAATATTCTGATGGTATTTTGGGACTTAACTTACATTATTTACCATTACAGTACAGACTGGCATTTTTAGGGAAACTCATGGATTTCGCTGTCCTTGACAGAAAAGATGATATTAAGAAGATGAGAGTCACCTATGAAATTCTTGGCGCCTCCAAGCGGTTTAAAGAGTTTCGGCCATGTCTTAAAAAGTATTTGTATGGTCAAATTCAGTCTAAATTACTTGCCATACAGCCAAATGAATGGGACATTGCGGCATATTTACCTATTCATATGTTTGCCAAAGCACAGCCAGCCACAGTCTGGCAAGAATCATTAGATCAAATAAGGAAATAGTTAAATGGCCATTTTCGATAACCTATTTGGTAATATCGGCCTTTTTGGTAACGAACCAGGTACCAGCGGTAGCATCAGTGACTTTAAATCGAGCTTTGTCACCGATGTGGCAAGACCTAATAAATTTGATGTAGAAATACCTGTACCCATTACATTGATACCTTTTAGAGGTATGTCAAGAATATTAAAGATGCGTTGTGAGAATGCAGAACTGCCTAGCAGAACATTTGCTACAGCAGACAGAAAAATAGGATCAAATCCTGTTGAAAAGTTTCCGTATCAGCCAACATACAATGATACAACATTAACTTTTATTGTTAGTGATGATATGAATGAAAGAATATTCTTTGATACATGGCAAGAATTTATAAATCCAACGTATTCTTTTAATTTTACATATAAAACAGATTATGTTTCAAATATTACAATAAATCAATATGATGTAGAAAATGATAAAAGTTATTCTGTAACATTGATTGATGCTTATCCAATTTCTGTCAATCAATTAGACTTAGATTGGTCTGCTGATGGTCACCACAAATTAACAGTAGTATTTGCCTATTCTTACTGGATGAATAATTCAGTACAAGCACTAGGCACTTCTTTATTGTTAAGTGTTATATCAAGAATCACTGCTGCTTTGGGTGGCATTGGTTCACTTGGCACATTTGGTGATGAAGCAGATTTAAGTAATCCATTTACAACAATTGGAAATGACAACACCGGTCGAAGCGGTTATGATGGTTATGATGATTCAGGATCATCATGGTTTGGTGGAACGGACGATTATGTATCGGAAGAAGCACCATATCCTTTAGAATATGAATCTGGCCAAGATTATTATGAAGAAACTGGACCATTTCAATATTCTGAATGGGATGGTTATTAATATTTTTTTAGAGGAGTGATAATAAAATGGCTTTACCAAAAATTGATGCACCAGTATATGAAATAGATTTACCTTTATCGAAGAAACATATTCGATTTAGGCCGTTTCTTGTAAAAGAACAAAGAAACTTAATGATGGCAATGGAGTCAGATGATAAAGAAACAATTGAAAAAAACATCAGGCAAGTTTTACACAATTGTACTTTGACACCCAATGTTGACATTGATTCATTACCTATTATTGATGTTGAATTTTACTTTATTAATTTGAGAGCACGTTCGGTTGGTGAAGTAATTGAAACCAAATATCGTTGTGAAAATGAAGTTAATGACAAACCTTGTGGTAATTTGATGGACACATCTGTTAATCTTCTTGACATCAAAGTTGAATTTAAAGAAGATGCTAAAGATATTGTTCAATTAACCGACATAATTGCCATTAAGTTAAAGTATCCAGAATTTTCTATGTTAGAAAGAGCAACAAAGTTTAGTAGTGCCACAGACATGGCATTTCAAATGATTGTTGAGAGTATAGAATATATTTTTGATGGTGAACAATATTATTATTCAAAAGAAACTGATCCAGCAGAATTGATAGAATTTGTTGAGTCTTTAAATCAAGATCAATTTGCAAAGATTGAAAACTTTTTTAATAACCTACCAACAATGAATAAGGTTATTAATACTACTTGTGGTAAGTGTGGATACAACCACACGATAGAGGTGGAAGGGTTAGACAATTTTTTCGGTTAACATTTCGTCATGACAATTTAAGAAATTATTATAAAACAAACTTTTCCTTGATGCAACATCACAAGTATAGTTTGACTGAACTTGAAAATATGATACCTTGGGAACGTGATATTTACGTTAATATGCTTATACAATTCATTGAAGAAGAAAACGAAAAGATAAAGCAAAGACAAGGTAAATGATAAGCAAATACGAACAAGCAGCGACAACCAGAAAACGAGGAGTCTTAGGTACTATTACCGATAGATTAGTCGCTGGCCAAGGATTTGGTCAATCCATTGGTGGAGGCGTATCTGAATCATTCAAAGCAAAAACTACAGGTTTAAAAGAAAAATTTGATCCGTTAAACATTGCAAAGATATTAACGGGTAATCTTGGTATGGCTTTCTTAGGTAAGATAACAGGTAGAAAACCTGAAGATATGCAATACTTCTTCAATAAAAATAGAAAAAAAGGTGAGAAACCTTATTCTTTTACACAACCACAAGAAACTAAAGTTGGCAATGTAGAAACTGCCTTTTATAGTAAAATTAGAGAAGGTCAAAGAGGTTCATTACAAAAAGGTGATAATGTGGCTACTGTAGCCGCTCGTTTGGTTAATGTCATGAAAACCTTTTATGAAAAAGAAAATTTAAATCGTGAGTTAGACTATAATTTTGAAGAAGAAGTTCAAGCAGAAGATGCCAAACGGCATGAAAATTTAATTAATGAAATTAAAAAATTAAAAGATAAAAAACCAGCAAAAACGGATATTGAAAAAGTCAAAAAAGATTTAAAAATTGAAGAGCCGCCTACAAAAAAACCTGAAGAATCAAAGAAACCAGAAACACCTGCATCCACAGTTACATCACCTACTGTTGCAACCACCTCTGCAGCCGCACCAGTAGTAACTACTGTTGTTAGTAAAGCCGTTACTAAAGCCAAAGATATTCCAGGTGTGGCCACGGTTGTTAGTAAAGCAGAAAAAATTATACAACCAACAAAGACTGTACCAAAAATAACAAAAGAAATAGATAAGCCAGTCGCTGGTGTGGTTGAAGCTGCCAAAGCAACTAAAATTCCAACACCTTCTGTAGGAGGTGCGGCGGCCATTGGTGGTACTGCCGCAGTGGTCGCTGGTATAGGATCGGCTTTGGCTGAAGTTGGTATAACAAATGAGTATGCACAAAAAGCTATTTTAGGTAATGTTGGTAAAGAATCAGGATTTACTGCAAAATATGAAACTGGTTATGCCAATACTTCAAACGATAGAATCCGTAAAATATTTGGCAGTAGAGTTGCAGGTCTTACAGATGACCAACTAAATGAAATTAAAAAAGATGATTCTAAATTTTTTGAAACAGTTTACGGTTATCAGACTGCCAAAGGTCAAGAGTTAGGTAATAAAGAACCAGGTGATGGATTTAAATATCGTGGCCGTGGTCTGATTCAATTGACAGGAAAAGATAACTATAACAGAATTGGTAAACAAATTGGTGCCGATTTAGTTTCCAATCCAGACTTAGTAAATGATTCAGTATTGGCACCAAAAATTGTTGCAGCTTTTGTTAAAAATAAATTAGGTAGTAGAGTAAATTCATTTAAGAGCCAATCAGAAGCGAATAACGAAATAACTAAAGCAATCGTTGGTGCCAGTGTAGATTTAACAAGAGGGTTTGGTGCTGAACAAATGGCCAAAGTTGAAGCCTTCACCAGTTCACCTTCTGGTGAGGCTGTATATGCTATGTCGAAACAAAATCAAGAATTAAAAGAACAAGTACCTGTAACAAATATAGCAGTAAACAATACCAAAACAATCATTAATGCTGGTGGTGGTCAATCCAGACAAATTATAAGTACAGCACAGATTGACGATTATCCAGTTTTAGAAACAACAATATAAAAAATGGTTATAATAAAAACATTAGGTCAAGATACTTTCTCATGGAACCCTAACGCCTTTAATAAGAAAGGCCATTGGTTTCTTTTAGCTGAAACCGGCAGTTATATTCGTGCGGCTACAAAAGAAGAAATGGGTAAATTAGGTAAACCAAAAAAACAAGATGAAGCTTCTATTACGGACACAACAGAAAAGAAAATGTCGTATAAACAGGCATCACAGATTAGAAAGAAATCATTAAAAGATTTGATTACAGAAAAATTGGTAGAAGATAAAGGTGTATTAACTTCCATCAAATCAGGCATTTCAGAAAAAATGCAAGCACGTTCAACCGGTCTAAAAGAAAAATTTGATCCGTTAAACATTGCAAAGATATTAACTGGAAAATTAGGCTCTGCTTTATTAGGTCGAATGACTGGAAGAAGTAAAGAAGATATTAGTTATTTTGCTGGCGACAAGAAAGCAAAAGAAACCAAACCAAAGCCAGCATATATCAATGAAAAATTAAACAAATCCGATGTAGGTTTGTATTCTGCCATTTCAGAAGGCAATACACAATCTATGAAAAAAGGTGACGGTATTGCTACTATATTAGCAAGAATGTATAATTTAATTAAAGCCGAACAAATTAATTCTTTAAAAAGATATCAAATAGAAAAAAGTTTTAAGAAAATACGTGAAAAAGAAAAAGAAAAACGTAACAAAGAATTGATTAATGCGATAAAATCTTTAGGATCTTTTGCTGTAGTAAAAACTGAAGCAAAAAAAGAAGAAAGTGGTGGCCTATTCGATTTCATCAAAGGGTTAATTGAAACTGCAAAAAATATGTTGCTTGGAGTTATATCCAGCATATGGAGTGGATTGTGGAGTGTAATTGGACCTTTAATGACCTTAATTGGTGAAATTGGAGGAGTATTAGGATTAAAAAGCCTTTTAGATAGATTAAGAGGCATTAAAACTCCAACTATTCCGTCAGAACCAAAACCAGGAACTGCTGAGCCTAAACCAGCAGAACCTAAGCCAGCTGAACCAAAGCCAGCAGAACAAAAACCTGGAGAAAAACCAGCAGAAGGTGAAAAGAAAACAGGAGAAAAACCCAATAAGACTGCTGAGAAGGCAACCAAAAAAGGTAAAGAGAAATACGAAGAAGAAAAGAAAGCTACGAAAGTAGAAAAGGTTGAAGAAAAACCTAAAGCAACAAAGATGTCTAAAGTATTAAAAGGTGCTAAAGGTGTTCTAAAATATTTTACTAAATTGCCTTTTATTGGTGGTATTGCTGGTGCATTTGAAATGATGGAAACAATGAAACAGGCTATAGCAGATAGAGAAGAAGGTAAGATAGATGATAAACAACTAAGAGAAGTTATGGTCTCTAGTGCTGCTCAAATAATTGCCGCTGGTGCTGGTACATCAATGGGTGCTACTATCGGTGCAACTATTGGTTCAGTTGGTGGACCAATTGGTGCCTTCTTAGGCGGTGCAACGGGCGCCGCATTAGGTTATGTTGGCGGTAAAAAGGCAGGTAAAGCAATTAGTGAAAAGTTATTTGAACACATTTCTAATTCTAGTGGAGAAGTTGAACCTGTTGTTACCACTACACCTGAAGAAAACAATAAACCTGTGGAAGCAACGACAGAAACACCAACAGTCAAAGGTTCAAATACAAATCAACCAATGCCTGCAGCCACACCATCATCAGCATCACCTGCAGCCACACCACCAGCACCAAAGGTAACACCTGTATCTTCTGGTGGTAGAACCGATTCACAGTTAGAATCAACTATGAGTAAGAATGCTGAAATTAAAATGGCGGCCGCTCCTGCAATGAATACAACTATTATCGATAATTCACAATCGATTGGAAATAATTCTGGTGGCGGTGGTGGTGTTGCTATTGATGGTTCAGTTTCACCTAGAATTGATGATCCAACTTTGTTACGAGTTCAACGACAAAACAAACGACCAGTATAAAATAAAAAACCCCGCCTAAGCGGGGTTTCTTTTAAGTAAGAAAAGATTACTTCTTCTTTTCGTCTTTCTTAACTTCTGCTTTAGGAGCTTCCTTCTTTGGCTCTTCCTTCTTAGGAGCTTGAGCAAAGGCGGTTACTGCAAATGCTGCTGCGAGTAGAGATACGAGATACTTCATTTTATTTCCTTTCAATCAAAGTTAAAAATTCACAAACAACCCATCATTAATTTTCTTCAGCAAGCTTACTGAAATAAGCCATATCATCATCTTCTAAATCATCCTTGAAAGGTGAATCTTCTGCTACTGTTTTCTTACCAACATTAGCAGCTTTCACTTGTTCTACAGTTGTCTTTGGTGCTTCACCATTGAGACCTAGAACTTTATCAAGGCGTTGTTTTAAAGTATCGTATGATTTGAATTCTTTATCAGCAATCATTTCGGTCAAAGAGTATTCAGACTTCCAAATCTTTTCCAATTCTTCATCATCACTCAATAATGCAGATGGTGATTCGAATTCAGATTTGTCATAGTTCTGATAACCTTCAACTTTACGAATTTTTAATTTAAAGTTAGCACCTTTCCATAAATCAAATGGATTGATTGGTGTTTCATCTTCAAATTGAGGATTCATGGCCTCAGTAATCTTATCAAAAATCTTTTTACCAAACTTAAACAATTTGACCTGACCTTCATTTTCAGGATGTTTTGGGTCGGATACAATATAAACGTTTGCAATGTAATTTAGTTTACGTTTCTGTTTGCGAACAATGTCTTTATTCGCTTCTATACCAGAATTCCATAATGCAGAATTGTGTTCACAAACTGGACATTTTTGGTCTTTGGTTGTCAAGCAATTATCAATCAACCATCCACCTGGACCTTGAAATCCATGTGAGAAGATTTTGACCCATGGTAAACCATCTTCACCATCCGCTGCAGAAGCAGGCAGAAAGCGAATCGTAGCCATGCCGTTGCCAGCTTTGTCCACTTCACATTTCCAAAAATTATCAGGTTTATCAGAGCCTTCGGTTGAAGTATTGAGAGCCTCGATTGCTTTAGATAGTTTGTCGAGGTTGCCAGATTGGCGTTTGAGATTAGCAAAACTCATAGTATTTCCTTTCGTATAAACGGAGTATTAACGGTGTATTATTAAAACGACTTATCCACATTATTCATTATATAAGAATATTTATCCAATGTCAAGCATACATTTTCAAAATACCGATGGTAGTAATGGTGTCTGTGTGAAGTATACCAATACCACCCTCTACTCGCCATTGATCGATATTCTGTGAGGTATCATCAATCAATAGCGAATTTACATTAGAGAAAGTTCTCTTTAATCTTTTACCTGGTACCAAGTTAACGGGAAACTCAAGGTTGTGTTTATTCAACCAATCAATCTTTTGTTCTCTAATCTCTGCATCACGCTTTTCAGATGATGTTGAAGATAGAATTTCCGTTGGTATTGGCAATGACCTGAGATAGTTAATTAACTCCATGGCATCAGGCATTAAATCCAATTTGGCAAATTGTCTGTCAGCAATGAACATGGTGAAAAACTTATCAAAGGTTTTATATGTGTCTGCTTCTTTTGGTTCAATCTTATACAATTCTTTGTATCGTCTATTGAAATCTGCAATCACACCATCCATGTCTAAGTAAATCTTGGTAATCTTATGCATATTCTTTAATCTTTTCTTTCAAAATTTGTTTGAACTTTTCTTTATCATAATGTAGAAATGGTTTATACTTCACACATTTGGTTTTAAAATTAGGCCAAACAATATCATCATATATTTCTTTTTCCCACATTGGGAAAAAATTCATTAGGTCGTTCAAAATGATAAGTGTTTCAAGTGTTACATCTCCTTGTGTAGTATATTGCATCAACTTAGGAAATTCATTGCTTCTTACCACCAATAAATCATTTGGATTCTCTACTTTATTCAATAATACAATTATATCATTTTCAAAGGTATAAGTCAAGCTTTGTATTCTTTTCTGCCACTTTTTGTAATTTTCTTCGGATTCTGGTCCTAATATATCACCAACCCATTGAACATCATCTACCAAAAAATTGGCAATATAATAATCTTTTAATTCTGTCAATCCAAATTTACGAGATAATCGGTAGAATGAATATTTGTCTTTTCTGGTAGAGAATGTTGTTTTGGTAACATTGGTCTTACCATTGTATTTGATGTAATCATAACTGTCGGATGTAAAATGCAATTTCATTGCATGAAACATCGCAAACGCAGCAAAGCCTGAATTCTCAATCATAATGAAAACGGAAGTTCCCTAATCCAAGTTGTTACAATATATTTGTGACCTTTTATCACCGGTTCACCTGAATGCATTGTGTTTATGTTATCATTTTTATTTTTGTAATCATATCGAAAGTATAACATACTTCCTTTTTTGGGGTCAACCGATAGATTTAATTTTGTGAATGTGGTTTGACCACCTTCTTCAACATCATTGAGGTAAACAATAACTGTGCCTACTCTATTACCAACACCAGCAACAATATCATTATATGTTGGTATCACATCTTCAAAGTAATCCCAATGTGGTACATAACGACCACCAATATCATAACGAAGCATTGTTAAGGCTTCAAATCTTTTCTTACTGATACCTATTTCTTTTTCTATTTTATCGTGGAGATTTACTACTAGAGGATTACCATGATCAAACCAACAGTCTTTACTAATTCTAAAACTGTCCATCTTTTCATTGAAACCAGTATCAACATTTACGACATTTGAATCCGTCAGTAAAGGATCACCGGCTTTGGTGATATCATCACATTCATCATTTGTTAAAAAGTTTTCTATATGAATTATGTGTGGTATCTTACACAACATTCTTTTCATATAGGCAGTTTAGAACTTTTCTTCAACATATTGTTATCTTGTGCCTCTTCTTTAATCTTTGCTTTCAGAGCGGATGAGATTAAGGTGGCAGCCACTTCAACTTCTAAACCAGTTTCTTTACAATGGTGACAGATAGCGTCCATATAACCTATTCGTTTATCTGTTACCATTTGTTCAATCATCATACTAAATTTTTTAATTTCTTCACGATTAGGCATAATTTAAATTCTACTGTAAAATATATGATTACCTATTTTCGTTACAACCTTTTGTTTATTCCAGCCAGGATTTACATAAACTGCATGGTAATACAATGCGTTTGTTTCTGCTATTTTATCATGTAAAACTGAAACTGTCAATGCTCTTTTTGCAATTAGTAGAGATTCTTCCCATCTATACCGATCCTGTCCATGTACCATTTCTTTGACCATACAAGTCCATGAAAATTGGCATACGGTTCTTAAATTTTGATCCGTTGTTTTTTGATAAACAACAGCGCATATGTCTGTAGGAAATTGACCACTCTTAACACGATTCATTGTGACCTGTGCTACGGCCAATTTACCCTCATAAGATTCACCTGCGGACTCATAGTAAATATTTTTGGCGAGGCATTCAACTTGTTTTAAATAATCCGCTGATACTTGTTTTTGTGTTGTATTTGTAATAAACTCTCTCGATAGAGTTGGTGCTGTATATACTATTGTTAATACAGCTAATATTACTGCTAATGTGTTAAACTTCTGTGTGTTAAATTTAAACATCTTTCTTCCTTATTGATTGCGGCGGCCAAACATCTGACCGCCTTGGTCTCCAATTACGAATTCGTTTTCTTTGTAATTTTTACTTCAGGTTGTGGAGGGGTTTGCGAAACGAAACCATTGAGCATCTCTGCTTTTTTAATGATTTCTTCTTCGGAGGGAAATGGTGGAAAACCTGGGTGTTGTGGTGAAGGAGTTCCGTTAATCTTGGATTCTTCTACCTTGGTTGTCCACTCGTTTGAAATAACTTCACGCTTGCCATAATAGTCATCGGTGAGCATTTCTTTGGCCATTTTTAAGAGTTCTAGCCGTATCTCATAGGGTGTCATACTCATTTACTTCTCCTTGTGTGTGTTTATGTGTATTACCAGCGGTTTGTGTGATGCTGGTGATTTATTTATCCAGGTGATTCTGTTGCTAAGTTCACCTGGCGAAACTCCGCTTACCTGTTAGGCAGCAAGTGCATACATATTATCGTTTGCGTTTAATTCAATTAGTGATTACGCCTTCTCTGGCGATTCTCCATTGTTCTAATTATTGCCATGTCGAATCTAGGCACCCCCATCAGAAGTATATTACCACAACTATAATGTGTGTTTGCTACCGGAAACTCGGTTCGTTAATATACTTTTGGTGGAGGTGGTGGGAATCGCACCCACGTCCACAACAACTTTCAAACAACTTCTACGAATTACTTTACAGCTTCAGTATGCTTATGTTTCAAAGATTTTTTCAGTAACTTAAGCCAAAGTTTTTTAACCTTTTCAACATTATGATGAACTTCAGCTTCATATAGTTTTTTAATTAACTCTTTAACTTTCATAGAATCTTCCTTTAAACAACTTCTACGAATTACTTCAACACAAAAAGCATTGTAATTACACCCAATGCAAAAGCACAGGCACCGGTGTAAAATGCAAAACTTTTTACTTTAACTTGTCTTACACATTCTTTGCTAGGCATTACAGTATCCTTTCTAGTAACCAAATAACAAAAAGAAAACTTAGACCACCAGCCAAAAATTTTAAAGCCCCGTACTGTCTTTCGTTTTGCTCGGGTGTGCAGAGTTTTTTCCAATATTTGTTCATAGTGTCCTATTATAAGTGTTTATACTTATATAGGCAAGCGATTTGTTCATTATTACCACAAAAAGTCCCGTCCTACCACCTATTTTATATTATGAAATAGGAAACATACCAACTTTATGGACACCAACTGGTCTTGGCCTCACCATAGTATTCCCGTGCATATCCTTGTTGGATCAACATGGAACGCAACGATTGACCATTCAGTAATACATCACCTAGGACACGACCACCATACTTGTCCCAACTCATTAATACCACTTGCCGAGTTGTGGCCTGTTCTACCATTTTCTTGGTAAATGCTGTGGCCGCTTGTCCTCGTGCATCTTCTGACGGACATTGAGCACGATGGCCTTTTTCTGGTGTATCAACACCAAATACACGAATTGATAATTCTTTCTTTAATGGTTCTGGTAACCATAACGCTTGAAATGCCACAGTATCACCATCAATAACTCTAGTGAGTGTTGCATTGTATGTTACACCAGTTTTTTGTTGTTGTGCAAAAGCCAACATTGGTACAAATAATAATGAGAGTAATAGTTTTTTCATTTTTGTTTTCCGTAATAAATTATAGCCTCGACTAATCCATCTATATATTCAGCCGTCTTTTGTTGGAATAATAATGGCTTTTCATTCTCTACTGCCATAATAATTACAGTATTATTAATTGGTGTATCAATCATATCTTCATACATCAATGCATATGCCGCAGTTTGCCAAAAGTATTCTTTGATATCATCTCTTGTTTTTATATTCTTTGATGTTTTGAAATCAATCACAGATAATTCACCATCAAACTCACCAATACAATCAACACGACCTGCCATGCCTAATTGTTTAGACCATAGTGCCTGTTCTTGATAGTGTATATTGTTAATTCGATTGAGAAATGGTTTGATTGATAAAAACATCTCATAGGCATCTAGTTTAACACCAGGTTCAACCACTTTATTGTTTAGATAATCTTCACATAAAACGTGAACTGCTGTACCACGAGAGGTTGCTTTCTTTGTGATTGCATTGGCAACATCTTCACCCACACGCTTACGCCATTCCATGATGGCCTGTTTCTTCTGAGCACCAAGAACAGTTGTTACTGATGGTAATTTTGTGCCATCTGGTAATAGATAGAATCTTCTGCCATCAGGAAATGTTTGTGCTTCTAAATCTTCGAGGTTTTTTGGTGGGCAATAGTTAAACATTTTAATTCACAAACTCAATCCAACCAGTAATAACATACTTGGTTTGTCCACCAAGTGGTGGGTTACCACGGTGTGTATGTGTATAGGCTGATGGCCATACTACTAATCGACCTTCTACTGGATCGATTCTTTGGCCTGTGTATAAAAATTCAGTTTCACCACCCTTATTAATCGAATTCAAATATAATAAGAAAACTCCTAATCGAGCATTCATATCACGGCTGCCATTCTCACAATGCCAAATATGATAACCTTCTGTTGGTTTTGTTCTCTGCACTTTTATAGTGTAGATCATTTGTTGTGGCATATTTTTAATTACGGAGAATTCTTTGGCGTATAAAGGATAACACTCTTGCCAAAAGGTGTTTGTGAATGTTTCAAAATGATCACCTAGATTATCTCTAGAAAATGAAATAGTTTTAGGATCAAGTAATGATGTTGATGTATCAGATTTAAAAGTTTCAGTTGTGTAATCTCTTTGCCATGTTTTTCCCATAGCATCAAGTTCTTCAAAGTAATCAATCATCGCTTTACAGTATTCGCTACTGTAGAAACCATCGTATATGCCTACGAAATCATCAAACTGCACATTCTTATTCATTTAAATCCTCAATATAATATATTTTTAGCTAATCCGTCATCAGGTTTATTTTTTTCTATTAAATGCTTGTCTTTTATATATTCGACAAGTTCTTCTCTAACTCTTTCTTTTTTGTTTTGTTCGTAATATAACCGCTGCTGCTTTGACATCATTCTTTTTTTGCTCATCTAAACTCCTGTTATTATCTTTATTATACTTGGGAATTTTATGAGTTTTTTCTACAGGATTAACTTTGCCATTATCTGACCTCCTGATGTTAAGTAAGTAAGGGAGTTGGTTGTTCACTATTACCATTCTCTAGGCATCTTCGTTTTGTGTGATTTGTGTAAAGTATTTCCGGGTACCGTATCTTTGATTCTTTGTATTACGCCTCGTTCAAAGGCAGCATCAGCAGTTTTGGTACCAGGAACAGACATACGACCAGCATCCGAAAATACTGGTAGATTATCTGCAGATATATGTAATTCTAAATGGGGATTATTTTGTTTGAATTCGTCTAGCACCGTGTAAGACATACGGTGTTCTTCGACTTGATTGGTTTGTTTATTCAAAAAATCATAGGTTGGCATTAACTATACTCATGGGCAAGTGATTCATTCATTTTTCGGAACCATTCTTTCATAAAGACCGGTACTTCTCTCTTATTTATCTTACCTTTCCATGACCAAAGGTGTGATTTATTCATACGATAATAGTTATGATAAGATTGCAATGAATTACCTGGTACTTTACAGTCATCCGGCATGGCAGGTGTAGGACCAGTAAACGAACCAACTGGACAATTATCTGGTACACGAGCCAAGTCAGGTATCAATCGTGCCGTGGCATGAACTTTACCATAACGATATGTAAACTCTTTAAGTAGTTCACACCACATATTATAGAGCCAAGTATAGTTGGCCTTACTTTGGCGAACCCATATGGCTGATGGATGGTTCATCATCGTAGGCTTCATCAATCGTTCTTCACGCTCATCTGGCAGGCGCCACCGCTTGATATTGCGATTATTGGTTGTTTTACCAAAGTACATCTCACCATCAAGCACACGGTGTGCAGTAGAGAGCAACTGAGCATACTCAATTACCATTTTGCAAACATGGCGGTCAACATGCATTTCAGCACATTTCACAGGATCATTATCTAGATAAAAAATATTCATAACATTCTCATTAGGCCAATTGTATCAATAGTAGTAAGTAAAACGTAATTAGCGACCATACCAAAAGATTTGCGAGTATAAGCAGCCCAACCATACATAGCACAACCGAGAATCCAAATTGGATATAATATGAGTAACGGTGGGTTAGGAACGGTGAGAGCCATTGTAACAGAACAACCAATAGATATTGCCCATGCCAATAATTCCACGATAAAACGGAACTTATTTGATTTCCAATCATCACGAATCCAATCAAACAAATTATAAAATAAATCGTTCATCAACAATCATCAGATCGAATTAAACTTTTTCTGCCAGAGAAAATGGAATCCAAATCATCCAAATCATCTTTGTGTCCATCTTTTGAATAAATTTGACCGAGAGATTTTGATTCTTCTACAATTTCTAAATTACCATCGATGTGATATCCACAACCCTTTAAAAAAGTTTCAAACTCACTAATGACACCATCTAAATGGTCAGCATTAAACTCAAACGTTTTTTTGGTGACAATGGCATCAGCAAATGGCATTGGATCATCTTCACAGATAAATGTAAACTTACTCATAGTGTTGGAATCTCCAATGGTCTGGCTCCGCCTTTAAGTGCTTTAACACGTTTTGCAATATCTTCACTCGATACTGTTTGCATTGCGAATTGTTTGAAATCATCAAAACTATTTTTGACTTTCATTGTACCACCTTGAAGCATAAACAATGCACAACCACCACTGGTTAGTGGTGCAATTTCGCCAACACCGTCCAAATTAACAATCACTTTACAATCTTTTTCTACTGAGTCCACTTCAACGAATAAAGCCATCATACTTCTCCTTTTTCAGATTTATTTTCTTTCAGTTTGGCCAATCTGGCACGCTTTTCCAAAACTTCTGCTTCAATCATCATGTTTTTCCAATGGCCTCGTTTATCACATGGCATTAGAGCAAGCATACGTTTTGTTTCTTTACTTAATTTAAAATCACCGTTTGTTTTCATTTACCTACCTTTTGAATTACTTCACCTTTATCACAATCTTTAACACGAACCAACAATGTATCGGTTTGGTTTAATGGTCGAACAAAAAAACATTCTCCTTTAACGGACCAAACCAATTTGTTTTGAATACCACCATCAAAGTTACCATTGACAGGAGTATTCATAAAATACGGAGTGTAATAAAATGTTAAACCAAATACAACAACTGCCACAAAAAACAAAGTTTTATTTGCTTGTAACCATTCATTAATTTTTTTAAACATGAAACATTCCTTGAGTGTATAATACTAACATTATACTAAAAAACACAATTAAAGTCAATACAATTGAGGTAAACTTGTTAGATTCTTCTTGGTAATATTCCACTTCTCTTTCAATCATCTCATGCTGTGCTTGAACCATATTTGGTACATCTGGTTCCATCATTTCAATTGTTTTCTGTGATGATTCTAATCGTTTCAAAGCCTGCCAATAATGATAGTAAGATAACATTTTAGTCCCATAAGTTTTCATAATACTTACCAAACAATCTAAATGCATTACGCTTTCGTTCATTGTGTGCATTTAGTCCATCCCAATCAACCTTTGGTCCAGTATAATTTTCGTCCCAAGGTAATTTATCACCACATTCGGTGTAATCAAAGAATTTCAATTCAGGATCATCAGCAACTTTCTGTTCAAATGCCCAAATCATTTCATCAAGCACCCATGCCCAGCGTTTATGAATTAAATCATCCTCGTCCATATCCAACATTTGAATATCAGGATTAGAATGACGTTTTGATTTTGTTTTTCTTTTTGAACTACGCAACTCAGTAGGCACATCTTCATCATCAATCCATGGTGAACCGTGAGTTTCTTCTTTCAATTGTTTCAACATTGGTAGAATGATATAAGACAAGGTATAATCCATTGACCATGTATCATATCTATCAATCTTCACATACTTGATTGGTGGGTGAATAAAGTCGAGCACAACACGAATGGCCTCACAAATGGGTCTAACATACTTTGTGTATTTCTCAACCCATACAGGATGATCCACATAATCCTCATCGGCAATTACACCTTTACTACGACCACATTTACTCCAGTCTGTCCAGAAAAAGATATACTCAAAAACAGTATGTGGAGAAATCCAATGGCTACGATAACCACTTAAATAAACTTTCATAATATTATACCTTCAATAGTTGTGATAATGTATAAACGGATTCCATATATGTAGAAGGATTATCCAATACACTATATTCTAAATCACCCGAGCGTCTTTGGCAATAGTTTACTTGAAAATCGCAGTTGTTTACCAGTTTAAAGGTGTCTACCATTTCTCTAACAGTGTGGCCTTTACCATGGCCTAGATTTTCTAATGAATTGGCAGGCGTTTCAATTGCCTTTTGAATAGAATGGCATATTTCATTCACATGAACATAATCTCTAACAGGTGTGCCATCTGGTGTATTGTAATCACCACCATATAAATGAAATACTCCTGTTTCTCTTGCCTTCAATAAGTTATACATCAACCCATCCATATTGGTGGGTGAAATCCCATCAGACCCAATCACATTATAAAATCTGAATGAAGTGAAAGTTTTTGTATTTTCAATGCAATATCTTTCTACTATATCCTCAGCACATCTCTTACTCAAGGCATATGGGTTGATGGGATTAGCGGCTGTGCCTGTCGATGCAAACACAAAATTCTTGTAATTCAAGTTCGTTAATACATTATGTGTACCATTAATATTGGTATCATAATACTCATATGGTTTTAATACTGATTCATTTACTTTGACCAATGCGGCCAAATGAACCACGGTATCAAACTCATCAGAATAACATAATTGATAATCATTTGTAATATCATATTGAAGAAACTGTTTGGGTAACAAATAATCATTCAAACATGGTTTGATATCAGTACCAAACACTTCGTATCCTTCCTTCATGAGGAGCTTTACAAGGTGCTGGCCGATATAACCAGAACTGCCGGTCACCAATATTCTTTTTGAATCAATCATCATATCCTTCAGCCCAAGTTATTTTGGGATTATTTCTTTCATACAATTCAACCAAATCTTTTAAATTCCACATAAAATCAGTTTCAAATGTGTTCAACCATTTACCAAATCGGTGCCAATCTTCTGCCTTCATTGGCGGTACACCAATCTCATCACCAAATTGACCTAAATCTTCACCACGGCAATCAATACGGCCACAGGAATATTCTTGTGTAATATTGTCATATTCAAATACATCACCAGCTTTTCGGCCAGTTAATTGTGAATCTTCGGTTAATGTTCTACTCACTCTTTCGGTGAGTCCACGGTCTCTATACCATTGTAGACTGGCCACACCCATCCAGTTGGTACTATACCTCACAGGCATAATTTAATTCCTTCCAATTTGTATTCTCAGGCATTATTTCAATTTTGTATTCAGCCTTATCAATGAAATTGGCCAATACGCTGCCACCATAACCGTTGGTACCATAGCAATTCTTATGACACCGATACACCGATCCGGAGTAACCATGAAATTCGTAATAATTATCTACGAATTCAACTTTAACAATACCGCTATTGAATTGCCACGAGTCAGAACCACCAAGTCCGCCATACCAGCAGGCAAATACTTTATATAATGATTCTTTGTCCGTTGTAATCTTCACAACAAGCCATCTATCAGGTGTATAATCACTCATTTTCTTTTTTCTCAATCTTAATCATTTGACCATTCATGAATAGAGCTTTGTATTCTATCCATTTATCAGCTTTATAACCACCATTATCTTCATCTTCACGATAGAATCGGACCAGTCCATCAAACTTATCACACATATCCCATCGTTCATTGAACTTTCTTAGATAACCACCTAAAATACCATCACTATCATCTATCCATTCGGCATCATAGTTTTCATACCAAAGAATATTATTCTCAATCTTATAGTTATCACACGCCTGAGCAGGAGTATCTTTTGTCTGATACTCCTGTCCTTCATAATGTATGTAATCAAACATTCCCATTTAAACCTCCAAATATTTCAATTTAAATTCTTTTGCTCTTTGCTCATGACCAATATAACCACGAGGATTACAAACCACTCTAGTGTCACCAATCATATAATCGGATACATTGTGCATATGACCATGAGTCCATATTTTGATTTGTGGCCGATTCAATATAAACTCCGACAAATCAGAAGCAAACGCACCATTCATTAATGTATCAAAACGATAACACTCAGCAATACTAATTGGTGATGGTGCATGATGTGTTACCACAACATACTGTTTTGTTTTATTCTCAGTAGCAATCTTTATGTAGTCCATCATTTTCTTATGGTCTTCCACAGAATCTTCTGGTGACCACTTTGAAGGCGACTGATAATGATCCACAGTTTTAACAACTAGTGTGCCATCCTCGTTTCGATCACTCTCATGGTAAACATTTCTCTTATGTTGAACCATACGATTACTATTTTTAATTACTTGAAAATCACTCATACCTTTGCTGCAATGCCATAAAGTCAATGGATCACCTTTGTTCATATCAGTCCATAATGTACCAGCAACAAAGGTCGCACCATTATGTTCCCATGTTTCTTTTTCTAAGACATGAATGTTTGGTAAATCGGCCAACTCAGCCTTTAATCTATTATAGGTATCAACAGTATCAAAATTATAATGCTCGTGATTACCCATGATATACACAACATGAGGAAATTGAAACGAACAACGTTTAAAGAAATCTTTAACCTTCATTCTTTCTTTTGGCTTATTCTTAAATTGGCTGGCGGTACAGATGTCACCACTCAAAATTAAAACGTCAGCATTCTCCTCATTCTTTAAAATGAGGTCACCGAATTCTAAGTGAATATCTGACGCTAATGCTATTTTCATTAATGCAATTGTTTACTTTCTTTTTCTTGTTCAAGAACTTCTTTAGGTGCATCCAATAGTTTTATAAAATCTTCCTGACTGTCTGATAATTTAGACAGCCATAAGAGTCTTGCTAATACCACACCACACACATTTAACGGTGTTGTCTTATATGTATTAAGCCATTGTACCAATGCATTATCAATATCTTTCGATAATAATTCTAATTGAGAATCATCCATTAGTTTAATTCTTTCAATTCTTCTGTTTCACTTCTCTCAGCAGTCCATAGTTTTCTGCAATGGTCTGCAGTGTGACCAGTATACCGAATACAATCTTGAATGTATTCTGCAGGTGCAGGCGGTACTTTATTAAGTATCGATTCTGTTGATTGATTGCCAATGTCCAATTTATGTGGCATAGCAAATACAACCACACAGAAAATCATGCCTACACCAATCACAATTAATTTCCAATAAACTGCAACCAAAAACACCACAACAAGAGCTAAAATACCTAACTGCAAATGAATCGGTGTAATACCAAACGAATTAAGAGTTTCAAATATAGTCATAATATATCAATGATTAATAAGGTTGGCAATGGACATTAACAGGCACCAGAACTTTACCGCTATTGGTTTTGGCGGTCACAAATTCGACATTAGGACGCAGTTTGGCGTAGATACATTGTTTAGATGCTTGCACGACCTCGTTGCGTTCCATGGCTTCTGGACCTGTATAACCTTTTAGTTTGTATGATGGTGTTGAAGAACAACCAACAATACCAACACTAACAAGAACTACTAATACAACTTTTTTCATTTAGATTTCTCCATAATATAACTAATAACATCTTTTGCTTCTTGCATATCAGACTTCTCTACCGCTTCATCAATCATGTTCAATTGAATTGTATGTAGGTAATTTAAATGCATTGCAATAGCAACTTGTTTTAAATTATTCACATTTAATGGTTTGTAGTAAACATACTTTTTGTCCATCATTTATCCATATCAACATTAATTGATTTTACTTTATCAATACCAGTATCTAATGCTTGAGCAATACCAGTAAAACCTACAGTAGCAACAACAAAGCCTAAAACACAACCAATAATAAAATTAATCATATAGATTCCTTTCTCACTTTAGATACCATTATAACACAACCACGGAATAATACAAGCGTTTGTTGTATCGGTACAACACTATTCAGGTCTCAATTCCAACTTACCAATACCAACATATTCTTCAATGGACTTCTTTAGGTTCCGCTTGGAGGTCGATGGTGGTATGAACACATAGTCCTGATGGTCGCCTGCCTTGGCGCCTAGGATCTCGTTTAGGTAGGTCAAAGCATCAATTGGATTATTGAACTCTTTGAGACCTACATTATTCATTAAATTTGGTTTTGCAATATATTTCACTTTTTACCTTTTTCTTTTTTCATTAATTGTTCACGTAATGCGGCACATTCTTCTTCAAGCATTTTATTCTTACGAACTTCTGCCATCATTACATCTTCAAACAAACTCCACAATTTCTGAAATTTAACATCATAAACATGAGCAAGGCTCTGCACATGATTTGAAACTGTGTATTCATTATCATGTTCTACCCAGCCCTCAAATAAACCTTCATCGAGCTCTTTAAGGTCATCAACTATTCCCCAACATTTGATAATTTGTTGTTCAAAATCAAATCGGTCACTAGGTGCTTTTTGGTCACCAGCCATATGATGGTCACTCATAACTTTTCATCCATTCCAATAATATGATTTTTGCTTCTTTACGGTCGATACCAAATGCCTGTTGTAAATATGGTGAGGCACCAAACATATTGGTCACACCAGTTTCACGCAGTGTATTCAAATACTCAAACATTTCTTCTTTATCAAGTGTCATAATTTTTCATAATATAAAAGTGGTGCCACCATATAGTCCGAGCGTTTCACAACGAGTCTAAAAAACTATATGATGGCGTAAGATTAAACTGCTACAGCCTGTTGCTGAGTTGCAGCTACTTTTGGTTGTGCCTTAGCAACAACACCTTTAAATCGACCATTAGAATCGAACTGGTCAAAGTTAACCAACTGATATGCCTTTACTTTACGGCCTTCTTTGATTACTTTAACGATACCGCCATCTTTACGAATGTTATAGATGTTGGTACTCAATCGATACAGGACTTTCTCTTGGTCGGTGCCTTTGAATACTGATTCAATCTCAGCAGGACTCACAGGTTTGCCAGACAACATTACTTGGGTAATTTTCTCATGACGGTTTACCTTACCTTTACGAACTGTTAATGCCATTGTAATACTCCTAATAAATTAATAATATAAAAACTTCTCACTTGCTACACCACCATTATACTACATCTGAGATTGGTTGGCAACCTCAGATGTGGTAGAAATGGTACTTGTATTGGCAGGTGATTCTACCGAACTATCCACCTTACTATACAAATCTAAGAATGCCATTTTCGTTTCTTCATCAAAACGATTCACACACAAGGTGATGGCTTTCATACGATCCTTGAAAATCAAAAATGCTTTGGCAATATGTACCAAACGGCGAGTGCTGATAATTTCATCAGTTGCACCTTCATCATACGATTTACGAACCACATCAGCCCATTGGCATAAATGCTCTACGAATTCTTTATCTTCAATCAACGGTGTTAAAATCTTTTTCTCAGTTTTGGTATCAGGATATTCCTGTTCTACCGTAATTGGGAATCTCTCTAAGAAAGCATCATCAAGAATCTGTGATAGATATTTGCCTTCATCACTACCACGACCTTTGGTATTGGCAGTAGCAACGATTGTAAATCCAGATTTTGGATAAACCATCTCACCTGATTTCTTATTGTAATGTGGTTTGCCTTCCATAATACCTTGCAAACACATCAACTTATTAGAACCACGGTCGACCTCGTCAATCAACAATACTGCGCCACGCTTCATAGCGATAAGAACAGGACCATCACGATTGACCACATTACCATTGACCAATGTGGGACCACCAAGCAAATCAGTTTCATCAGTTTCAACGGAGATATTTACACGAATACACTCACGACCTAATTCAGCACACACTTGCTCAACCATTAAGGTCTTGCCGTTGCCAGATAAACCAGTCACAAAGATTGGATAGAATGATTTACTACTGATAATGTTTCTCATATCTTTGAAAAAACCAAACGGCACATAATCAGGCCATTTTTGTGGCACCGATGGTTCAGATTCATCCAACAATTTTGGTTGGCGGAACTCTAACACTTGTGCAGGTTGTGCATAAGCAACTTCTAATTCAGGTTCTTGTTCTTTTATTTTCACCTTAGGTTTTTCACCACTTGGTGGTACTTTGTATTGACCACGGTCATAACGATATTGTGCCTTGGTCACCAACCAATATGGATATGGTGCACCTGATTCGTTGCAAACTTGTGTAATGCCATCTCTTGTGATAATTACTTCAGAACCAAATCGTTCTTCACACGCTACAACGAAATGCTTTGCATTTTTATTCATAATGTAAATCTTTCAATTTATGTTTAACACGCCTCTTGAAGGCGACCTTTGACACCACTCTTTTTGGTTTGAATGGTGTATTACTACAAAATAATACGAAATGTGCTCTAGTTTTCTTTTTCATAATATACTATTTAATACTTTTGGTACACGGTAGGAGAATCGAACTCCTCTTACTGCCGTGAAAGGGCAATGTCCTAACCGATAGACGAACCGTGCATGGTGGGTAAGGATGGATTCGAACCAACTCAGCCTTAGGCAACGGATTTACAGTCCGCTGTAACTCTCCAACTTTACCGCTTACCCAATTCAAACTACCATTATACAGGTACCACACCAGAAGTCAACCTATTGTTGTGTCCATACAACACTTTTAATACCATGTTCTATGTTTTTCTGCAATATGTTCCAAACCATCGTATTGTACCACTTCCCAATCCACATCATCGGGTATTTCCACAATTTTTAAATTGGCAGCAAAACCAAATGATTTACTACCTAAATCTTCAACAACTTTAATCAACACAGGATCATTTCGTTCAATGTCCCTGCTTTCAAAATCTTCATTGGTATCAATATTCGTATATAATGTTATACCAAATGTGGTTTTTTCTTTTTTCAATTTGATACCTTTGCGGTCAGCATATGTTTCGATTGCCCAATCAGACAAAGAAAAACCACCATAATCAGAATTAATTACTATTTTCATTTTTTATCTGCTCACTATGTTTACATTTACCACGATAGGCATACCCTATACAATTACATTGATATTTACCAGATTCTAGAGTGACTGTATAGGTCTTGCCTGAATCACTTACGACCTGCCAATGTGGCACATTCAAAGCTTCTGGTTGTTGAACCACCACCGTTGCGCCTATGGCGTCCAATTCTTTGTGTTTGACCTTGATAAACTTACGCCTACGAGTGTCCATTGGTAATGGTTTTTTGAATACTGTTACCTGACCATCACTCTCACGAGCATAGGCTAAAATATTGGATTTACCATCAAACAAATAGATATGATTAGGCACCACAAAATCTGGTTCATTCCATTCTGTAATTTCTTTGTATGCACTAATACTCATTAACACCTACCATCCAAATCTTCATCACGCCACTGGTCGTTTTCACCAGTTTCTTGCCAAACATTTAAAATCTTGGCATCAGGCCAACCGAGTTTAATACTATACACCGCCTCTTGGGCTGAAATAGCGGAAACTCCTTCATACTGAGTATGAACCGAATCATCCATAAATTCTACAAGATAATAATTCATTTCTTTGCCTTTATTTTATTAATGGCATCCATAGCATCAGGATATTCCTGCATCCACGAAACCAACTCATCATTCTTCATCACATCTTGCAACGGATCTTTTGGTCGTGTATTGACCACAATATTATACTTGGCCAATTTATTCCAATCGATTTGATAATCGTTTTTATTCATCTTCATCTCCACCAACATAAACTTCTTGGTAAATTACTTTGATGGTTTCATTTGGATACTCATCCGCACAAAATTCCTTCACATCTTGAACTTCATAAAAGCTCGTATGTATGGTGCGGCCGGACTCAAACTCAACCATGTAAATGTTTTCAACATCAGAATCGTAACTCATATTTAATCCAATAAAATCATGTAAGCGTTACCATTGTTGGTACGAAACCAATCAAGGGCTTTACGCAAACCTTTATGGTCACCTATCAATTCACAACCTTTGAGATAATCATAAACCGCAACCTCATCAGGCGTTAGAACTGTGCTCTCACCACTAAATGGATTTCTAACCTCAACTGGTTCGTTATCTAGAACCATAATACCGGGAAATAAATCTTTAATTGATTTCTTTTTCATGCTGTCTCCTTTTCTTTACAGAATTCCACAAACTCAGGTAATGAACCAGAGAAAATAACTTCACTCTCATAATCACTGCTCATACCAAACATATTGCAACCACAATAATACACTTCAATTTTGAATTGACCATCAACATTCAAAATATGATATTCGTAATCCTGACCACACGATTGCTGAACAACAGGATGCAAATAGAATTGACCAGCACCATCTTTGAAGTTTGCTACCATCTGTGCAGCCAAACAACCCATGCCATTAAAAACAATTTCTTTGACAGTTTTGGTTTGAGCCAAGCCATTCACCATACGACCAGCACTTAAAAACTCTGCCAACTCGGCACCATGGCCTGTTGGATAACCATCGTATTGACGGTACATATTGATGATACGCTCAGCGGCTTCTCCGCTCTTGGATTCATTGTAAACAAATGTTAAACTTCTGGTACCCATAATATAAACTCCAATCAAATAAGAATAAGTGTTGGTTTTTCTTTATAGTCTATAGCCAACAAAAAAGACTGCTGCTGTTTAGGCCGTTTATAGTCCGCCAAGGATATCCCTCCATTAAGACTTAATACTAATGACTACGATTATTAGCCCACTTTACACCACGCTGAAACGCCTCAAGCTCAATACGAATCTCATGAACTACACGAGCATCACGCTGATACACATCAAAAGCTTTTGCATCACACTTACGAGTGGAACTGGCACCACGCCTACGAGGACCACGGAACATTACAAAATATTTGGTAAAATCAATAAATTGTTTTACCATTTCATAGTTACCAATTGGCACACCTTTGTAGGTTGACCGAAAGCCAGCAGGTGATTTGTGATTACCAAATATTGCCTGCATCACCGCTTCTTTTTCACTATAATTTAATTTCATAATTACGCTCCACACCATCTAATATGATTAAAATTACCACTTAATACATTACCACGAATAAAGTTTCTTGCTGGTGCATTCCATGATGCTGATTTGAGAATGTCACCTTGCTTAAACTTCTTATCGTCTACCAACATCACCCACGAATGTGAACTGCGTTGGTTATCTTCCATGATGATATGAACATACTTACGACCAACAGCAATATAAAACTTTTTACTATTGTAAGCCGCTGTATTGGTATAATCATCTGCCAAATGTTTAACATACGCATCAATGCCTTCGTATAAGGTCTTATTAATTTTACTCATATTACACCTTGCTCAAATTAATCACACGAAAATCAAATTCCATAAAACTGGTCTGGTGTGGCACAAACATAATTTTACCAACACGATTCTTTTTATTAGGTTTGGTTTCAAACTTAACAAATTTGTCAGCAGTCACCGTAACCTTATAGCAATTAAAACCAGGTTCATTACAATTAGCCTGCTCTACCACACCTTCAATAAATGCATCATCACGACCAGCACATGGTGCAAAATCGTATGCACGAATCACATCACCAACTTTTGCAATACCTTCAAATTTCAACATAATGTACCTTTCATTCAATTTATACTACCATTATACACTTACCACAGGGGTTTTCAAGCCCCTGTTGTAAATATACAACACTATTTGGTTTTCTTGATAGAATAACCTTTTAATAAAACCCATTCAACATATGCTTCAACGATTGCCGGTGTATCTGGCGTTTTCTGTTGAAGTGCCTTTAATTCTTTGATTGTAAATTCCCATTTACTCATAATTATGCCAAACTTTCATATTCTTCGATAATGTGCCGTTCTGGTATATTATCATATTTTTCAATAAGCAGCTCTTTAAGAGCTTCAAACAATTCACCACGGTTCAATGTTTGAAAATAATTGATTTCATCACGAACCAAGGCTTCACGCATACGGTCAACATTTGAGATACTCATTCTTCTTCGTTCTCCTCTTCCCATTCACACATATTCTCCGTGATACCATACATTTCATTAAGTGCTTCTGGCAGATAATCTTCTGCTTCGTCAGCATCCATGCCAGAATAATCGTAGCATTCATCACAGCCTTCATACATTCCACAGAAACCAATACCTGGTTCATTGTAATAGGCACGAACTTCAAAACCTAATTGCTCCAACTGCTCATAGGCCTGTATTGGAGGACCCCACGGTGAATCAAAGGCACCGACCAATACACCATGCTCATTGATTTCTACGCCATATGGTGAGATATCCCACTTGGTACCCCAATTACTAATGCACCATGAATACCAGTCAGAAGCACCGTATTTGGCGACCAATGCTTCATCGGACTCACGAGCAGGCGCCGTGGTGTCTTCCAATTCTTTTGGTAATGGAATAAACTCATTCAACAATGTACCATCAGCAAATGCTTTGGCGGCACGCTCGACCATCGCTTTATCAGGATGGGACAACTCAATATTATTATTACACCAATTTGGCATACTCAAAACTCCTCAATAACAAAATAAATTAATAACGCTGATACGACCATATACAACAAAATACCGATACTGATTGCGACCATCATACCTTGATTACTCGCTCAATATTCAAAGCAATATCAAACTTACGGAACTGCTCATTGGCATATGCTACCGCTGTTGCATATGAATCAAAAAGTAAACCATCACACACATAAAAAGTCATACATTTTCTCCACTTAAAAGACCATTATACAGGAAACTGGTAAAAATGTCAATACCCTGTATAATAGTCGACCAAACCGGTCAACTATTACAAAATCAATCACAAATACTTACCGAACAACCAAGGATTAATTGCCGTTTTTCAATATCCACACCAACAATGGTATCGGCATTACTCCACCGCAAAGCACCATAACCACTCTGATTCATACCAAGTTTTCCGGCGCTTCTCCACGCTTCACAGATTGCCGAGGTTACTGCTGGTGTCAATTCACCATCATATTCGATATCCACCGAATCTTGCCAAGTGTCCTGATAAGCCTCCATGCGGTGAGTGCCTTCAATCATTTTCCTAGTTTTCACTAATATTTTACCACCAAAAAAACCTGCCATATTACACTCCATACATAGAAGGTGGAAATATATTTTTGTTACCAGCACGAACAAAATATATTTCCTGTTCAACATAATCCAATGGCAGGTGCAATACTCTTGCAATATGCTCACTGGTACGACCTTTGAAATA